TCAGCCTCGCCTTTTCCGATCCACCTTCCCAGCTTCGGGATTATTCTGGGACTGCTCGACATCTTCTAGCGCGGCCAGCACGTCGGCGTCCATGGCGTGAACGTAGCGGTTGGTCGACTTCGGATCGAGGTGGCCGAGCAGGCGCTGCGTCACCTTCATGTTGCCGGATCGGCGCTGGATCGTTGTCCCAGCGTGGTGGCGGGCGCCATGGATCACGCGGCCCTGGCGGATACCGGCGCGCTTGGACGAGGTGCGCAGGCGCTGCTGCAGGCCATAGTAGGTCAGCGCCATGAGCTTGATCGCGTCTTCGCCGGTGGCCTCGTCCTTCACGATCTCCTCGACGTACCAGATGGTGTCCAGGTCCGCGGCGGAGGCCCGGCCGATCCTGGCCGCGATTTCGCGCGCGTCGGCGGCGAGTAGCGGAACAGAATGCGGCACGTCGAACTTGCGGCCCTTGATCCACGACAGCCTGGCCGGGGCGCCATCGGCCTCAGGGGTGAAGGCGTCCAGCGGGAAGAACAGCTCCCCGAACCGCAGGCCGTAGGTCAGCAGCAGGCGCAGGGCCAGCGCCGCGGTCGGCCCGTTCTCTCCGATCCATGCCGCGCGCTCGTCGCTCGAATAGACCCGCACCGTCTCGCGCGGGGTGTCGAGCGTCAGGTCGGCCCATGCGATCGCCGGCAGGCCCTTGGCCTCCCAATGGATCGCCGCCCGCCGCAGGATCGGGCGCAGGGTCTGGATCACGTCGCGGTTCACCGTGGCGTTGGCGACGGCGTACTCTTTGGCCCGGACCATGGCGCCCCGGCGGTCCTTGCGATCCTTGCCCTTCTTGAATGTCTGACCTCGGCGCTTCTGGATCGCCGTAGAGATGACCGCCGTCGTGATCTCGGCGAGCCGGATGTCCTTCGGGAAGAGCTTCACCAGGCGCTTGACCCTGGTCAACTGTTGGTCGGCGTCGCCTCGGTGCTGGCCGTGCTCCTGCCAGTACTTGCCGGCCGCCAAGTCGAGCGTGAGCTGTGAGGCCTCGCCTAACTTCCCATCGGCCGCCGCGATGCGCTGCCGCTCTTCGAACCTCTCCGCTGCGCGTCGGGTCGTCTGTCCGGTAGAGCCAGTATGCCGGCGCCCCTGGATGACGAAGTCGAATTGAAAGAAGCGGCTCTTGGCCGGCTTGTAGACCGACATGGCTCGGCAGGCCCTTCGCTGAGATAGGCGCGGAGATCACGCTCTGTGTAGGCGTCGCGCCGGCCGCGCGGGACCGACCGGACGATCCCGTCGGCAGTCATCTCCCCAAGGGTCTTCACGTCAACCCCGATGAGCGCAGCGGCGTCTTTAGCTGTGGCTATCGCTGTGGACGAGAATACGGCATCGAACCGAGCTTCGGTGATCCGGCCCAGATCCGAGCTAACGGTGAAGTCGGTCGGCGCCTGGCGGGTCATGCAGCAGCGTCTTTCGCCTCTTGCGGCAGGCCGGTGGCGAGGAGGGCCGCGTCGAGGTCGTCGGCGACCTTGCGAATGCGGCCGGCCGCTGCGCCTAGACCCTGGTAGGCATGGAGAAGCCCGACGCGCTCAACGGCCCCCACGAGCGCCCCGATGCGGGAGGCCCTTGCCATGCTACCTGCCCAGTCGTGCAGGGAAAGGCCGCTGGCCGCTTCAAAGGCCGCGACCTGGGCGAAGACTTCGGCCGACTTCTTGGTGCGGCGCTCGACCTCGGCGGCAACCCGTTCCTCGATCTTCTCGCGCTCCTTTTCGAGCGCCTCGCGAGCGGCCCGCTGTCGGTCGTCAGCCTCGCGGCGTGCGATCTCTCGCTGAGCGTCGTCAGACCGGCGCAGAAGGGCCGCCAGGAAACCACGGTCGCAGGGCTTCGCGTCGGTCTTCTCGGCCTCGCGCAGGGTGCGCCACTTCTTGCCGTCGAACTCGCGAACCCCCCACGCGGGCGGGACCTCGCTAAGGTCGTGGATGACGCCGGGCGCGACATGGACCCACCAGCGCTCGCAATAGGCGGCGATCCGCTCCGCCTTGGTCGGGTCCAGGGCTTCGCGTTTCCAGTCGCTGCGGCTGATCTTGATCTCGACGCCGTGCAATTCCAGCCCGCGCGACGGCCAGAGCGACATCATCACCGCATCGGCGTAGCGAACCTTGCCAACCATTGACCCTGTCGCCGGCGCCACCTCCCACATGATCGCCCACTCCTGGGCGGTCCAGCGGGCTAGCATCGCCTTGCGGATGTCTGAGGCCGTCACCGGCGCTGGCTTGACGAGTCGTTCGCTCACAGCCCCGCCCCCCGTCGATCCCCGTCGATCCAGAAATCACAGCCCGGAAGCCCACGGCCACGCGCGTTATCCAGCACAGGGCATGTACAGCCTTGATCGAGAGCGGAGTCGCTTCCGGGGGTTGGGGTGGGAGGGGTCACGGGCGGTTGGCCAGTTCGAGCAGCACGTCGGCGTGGCAGCACCCGTCCGACGCGTAGTGCGAGATAGGGCACCAGCAGGCGAGGTTCTTGCCACGAAGCTCGGCGCGCGCCGCAGCGACGAGCGCCTCATTGTCGGGGGCCACGGCGCGGTAAAGGACGAAGGCGTGACGCTTGTCCTGAACAGGACGGCCGCCGCTGTAGGCGGACGGCTTGCCGGGGATGAATGGGTTGCCCCACTTTCTGGTCCTGTCCACCTTTACGGTGTTGGGCGGCATCCTCCAACCCTTGGCCCGCGAGAGTTGAACACGGATCGGGTGCTCACCCATTCCCGCCTCCCTGTCCGAGAGCGGCACGGCCTAGGTTGGTGACCGAATATCCGAGCACGCCGGGCTGACCTCCCCACTTGCCGGAATACTGGATCAGCCCCTTGAGAATGCAGGCTCGCGCTGTGCCGCCGTGAACTCCAGCGCCCCCTTCGATCCACCACGTCGGCGAGCCTTCATCGCCGTTGCGTAGGGCGTTCGGGGTGTCGCCCATACGCTCCAGCAGCGCGCGTTGCGCCTTGGTCAGCTTCTCACTCATCGCGCTCTCCCTTCAGCATGGCGTGGACGCGGGCGGCTTCGCGGAAGTGGTTGGTGAAAATGCCCTCGATGCGCGGCGACGGGTTGTCTGGGTTGGGGATGCCACACTCAATGACCGGACCCGTGAAGCCTTCGATCCTGAACTTCGCAAACGGCTCTAGCGCCTTCTCGGCTGCGGCGAGTTTGGTCTCGGCAGAGGAGAGGGCCTCGGCGGCTTCATTGAAGATGTCAGCGTGATGCTGGCGACGCGCCTTGAGCCTCTCGATCAGTTTACTGTTCATCGGTCGGCTCCTTGGTGAGTGTAGAACGCTTTGCCCAGACGGCAGCGATGTACGCGGGTGTGTTTTGGGGAGTCGCCGTCAGGTGAAAGTCATGAACGCACGTCTCAACTTCACCCTCGAATTGCACCGCAGGATGGAGATGAGGATGGCTAGAGCCGCACTTGGGACAGCGTTTCATGTCGGCTCCTTAGTGAGGGCGGCTCGGAGTTCGGAAATGACGCCTTCGAGGTCCCAGTTCATTCCGATAGCAATCAACAGGTTCTCGGAGAGGTTCTCCAGCACCTTCGCCCTGGCTTCGGCGGATCGCTTATCATCGTCCAAGGCCTCAATGAGCCCACGCCATGGCTGCGGAATGGCGGCCAGAATATAAGCGATGCGCTTCGGCCTTTCCTCCACCTCGGGCTTGGCGGGAGGGAGAAGGGCGATGAAGAAGTCCGCGTCCTGAAGTTCTTGCTCAGTCGCAGCCATCTGCGGGTCAAAAGCGGCGCCTCGGCCGGTGCGCTCGAAACGATGGCGACGAAGTTCCCGCGCAATCGCCTCCCGATCCACCTCTACGGGTGGGCGTTGGGCGAGGGCGAGGAGGGTGTCGAATTGTTCCCAATTCAAGATGCACCCGTTGCGCGTGAAACCGAGGCCTACAAGCCGATTGACTTGTAGGAACTCCTCGAAAGCCTCCACAGCGGCTTTCAGTTCAGCGTCTTGGGTCATCTGGAATGTGCGTTTGCAGTGGACACACCGCCTCGTCGTGCCGGGCGCGTAAGAGCCGTCGGCCTGTTTCTCGTCGCAACGTGCGTGGCCGTGAGAGCCGCACGCGGGGCACTTCCATAGGGGGTCATACTGGGTCATGGGGCGGTCCCCTCAAGGGCTTGGCGGCAAGCGTCCCGTGCGCGGCAAAGCGTCCCGTGAACGTCTTTATCCACGACTTGATTGCTTTCGATGTGTCGCCTCGCGAGGTCGAAAGATTTCTGAGCTTGAATTAGCGCCGCCCTCAGCCGCTCCAACTCCCCCGCGATCTCCAGCATGGCGGGAGGGTCGAAGGTGGCGATGTGGAGGGCGTTTTCGTGAGACTGTCGGTCTCGGTCGGTCGAATGCTGCGGACACATCGTCCGGCAAATCCGATGCGGAAAGGGTCCGAAACGTGCCAAATCCCCCGCGGCAGAAACCCCTCCGTCGTATGCGCTTTCATATCGCCATTCCGCCTGCGTCGCCTTCCCAGCGACAGCGCGGATTTGTTCGGGGGTGAGGGTCATGGAATCTCCTGAGGTGTTCATGCCGCGCGCTCCTCGGACGGCCCCGGCAGCCTCGCGAGGTAGTCCCGGTAGGCCGCCGCCGCGTCGAGATCGGCCACGCGGGTGGCGGCAGCATCGACGCCCAGGACCTCCCACCAGCGCTTAGGGGCGGGCAGGGCCGCGAAGCCCTCGTAGGCGCGCTCCATCATCGTCCCGCCGCCGTGGCGCTCCAGTTGACGCAAGGCCTCAAGGGCCAGCGTCAGGCTCCTGAAGTTGCCCTCGGCGTCGTGATACCGGTCGCACGCCATCACGTAGGGCTTGCCGCCACGCTGAAAGTAGATGGCGACGCCTTCATCTTCTGGGCGCCGCTTGCCCTCGACTGGCGCCAGGCCCTTGACGGACGGAGCGCTGCCCTGCGGGAAGTTGGAGGAGATGACGCAGGTCTTGGCGCCGTGGCGCCAGATCTCCGAAAATAGCTCGTCTCGTGCAGCCGCGAAGGTCCAAGCCTGGGCCGACTTATAGCCGCGCCCTGTGTCGCGCTGGCGCTTAAAGGAGGAGTCGCCGTCTTTGCGCTGGCTGGGGGGCGTGCGCGGCCAGCCCTCGGGCCACGCCAGGGGATAGGCGACAGTCACGGCTGGATCCTTTCGAAAGACACGGCCCAAACCCAGGGGTTCGCGGCCCAAGAGCCGAGGCCGTTGATGTCTTCCCAGATGGCGCGGTAGGCGGTCTGGGCGGTGGCGCAGACCTGGCTTCGCTCGTTCATCCACGTGAGGATGCCCTCCGCACGCGCGTCAGCCTCGCTGATGTCCTGAAGCCGCTCGATCCGCACGTCGGTGATGCGCAGGCTGATCCGGCTGGCCCAGCGGGGCATGTGGATGCCGGGGCGCTTCTTGAGCGACGAGTTCAGCGCGAAGATTTCGGCGGTGTAGGTGTCTGGGTGTCCCGGTCCATGGCCGGTCGCTCCCGACGCGAAGTGCACGAGGCCGCCCTCGAAGAAGCACCGCATGCCGAGGCCGGCGATCTCGCTCCGGTCGTACCAGGCGCTCTCCCTCACCCACAGCACGTCGCCGGGGACGCCGTAGGTCGAGTGCCCTTGCCACCGCGTCAGGATGGAGGGCGCTTGGTGCTCGAACGCCTTGGCCTGCCAAATCTGCACGCCGTCGAAGCGGCGGAAATCCTGGGCCCACTCGAACGCGGCTTCCAGCAGCTCCTGAGACGGCTTCTTCGAGCCGATGTGGTCGCCCATGAAGAGGCGGATGTTGTCGGACGTCACCACTCGCCGCGTCTGGGTCTTAGTCCCGGCGAGCAGGGCGCGGACCATCGGCCCGCTGAACAGGATCGGGCGGTCGGTCATTTTGCGCTCCAGTCAGGGCAAATCGCGTCGAGCTGCGTGATCTGGTAGCCGTGGAAATCCGAGCCGAGGTCGCAGGCCCAGCGGCGCGCCTGGTCTTTCGGCCAGGGCGTCGAGGTGCGGTTGGAGCAGTTCGCGCACGAGGCACCAGTGGCGCGCAGTTCGTCGATCTTGACCTTCGCCACCGCTCGATGTCGGAGGCCGGCGCGCATCTTGCCGCCGCGCTTGCCGGTGATGGTGAGGGCGCGCGCCCATTCGGAGGGAAATAGCTGTGCGGCGAGGGCGCGTTGCGCCTCAAGCTCGGCGGTCGTTGGCTCGGTCATGCCCGCACCTCGGGCATCGCGTCGTGGAGCACGCCGTCCAGCAGGCGCCCGGCGGCCTTCTTGCCGACCAACTGCATCGGCCAGCCGTCGTCGCGGCGCTCGCCGTCTATCGCGAGCCGGAGGTGGCCGGGCGCGTTCGTCGGCCAGTGACCGCCGTCGTTGGACGGGCAGGCCGCCCAAGCACCCCACTGCTTGAAGAAGAACGCGACATCGGTCGCGGCGCAGGCGTCGCGGGTCCACGACACCCAGCGCGGGTGCATCGGGCGGGCACCTGGGCCACTTTCCCCGCCCATGATGATCTGGTTCAGGTGGGCGTGCGGTGCGGTGGCCGAGTGAACGCCTTCGGGCGCGTCGTGGTATTTCAGCCCGGCCAGAGCGTCGACGAAGTAGTGGCCGTTGCAGATCGACCGGAAGTCGACCCACTCAAGCGCGGGCTCGTAGCTGACGAAGCGGATCACCGTCGGACTGTCGAGCAGGTCCAGAACGCGCAGGGCGGTGCGCTCGTCCTCGACGGAGACGCCCAGCCAGACGTTCGGCAGGGGCCACGCGCTGATGCTCGTTCCCTTGCCTGGCTGCAGGATGATGGGATTGGTCAACAGGCGACCTATGGGTGCCGCCTGCATCATCTCGGTGGCAATGCGCGACTGGACGTCCGGCGCGGTGAGGTAGGCCCGCATCCTAGCGGAGCGCTTCGTCAGCACCTGGTAGGTGTGCTGCCCGGCGATGGCCATCCGAGCGAATACCTTGTCGATCCAGGCGTCCGGCACGCTCTCGTGGAACAGGTCGCCATGCGCGCAGACGAAGATCCTGCGCCGGCGGCGCCAGCTCAGCGGCTGGTCAATCCATCCTTCGTTCAGCCGGACCTGGCCGTTCCACGCGGGGCCGGCCTTGGTGTCGATCGTCAGGCCCTGCCGCGACGCCGTGTACTTCAGCCGCGTGCCGGCGAGCTTCATGGCGTAGCAGTTGGTGCAGCCGGGCGAGACGACGGAGCACCCGGTGATCGGGTTCCACGTCGCGTCGGTCCATTCGATGTGCGAGCCGTCAGCCATAGACCTCGTCCATGGGCGCGGCGTCGAGGCTGTGCACGGCGAGGTACATCGTCGCCGCGTCGGTGAGCTCGAAGCACGGCTCGACCTCGATCAGGTCGCCCGGCTCGGCCACGCGCTCGGTGAGGGTCAGGACGTCATCCATTAACGGCCTCCGGTTGAATGAAGATGCGGACGGTGGGCGAGCCGCCGGCTTTCACTGGCTGGCCGGCGTCGAGTAGCCGCAACGCTTCACGGCCGGCGGCCAAGATCCGGTAGACACGCGTCTCGGTGTCGATCAGGCCGTCCGCGGCCATCGCCCGAGTGATGAACCTGAGCTTTTTGCGCTTCAGGTCCGAGAGGTGCGCGCACGTCACGGACTGCAGGTGCTCGAACGAGGCGGTGCCCTGGGCCAGGCGCCGCAGCACCGCGTGACAGCGCCCGTTCGGGGAGTAGTGGCCGTTCATAGGAGATGCCCCTGCTCGACCAGGCTCTGCACCCTCAGGCCACAGCGCCCCTTCTTGCGGTAGGCCACCAGCCAGAGGTCCAATTCCTCGACGGAGATCGTCCACCGCTTCAGCGCATCACCCATGGTGATCTCGCCGGCATGGATGCGGCGCAGGACCTCCTCCTTGCGGGCAGGCGTCCACCTATCTACCGGGCCTTCGCCTGGAAGCTGGTCGCTAGGGGTGCGGAGGTGAGACGGCATCACTCGCCGCGCGCCTCCGCTTCCGCGAGTTCGGCGCGGCGGTCGTCGAAGATCTGATCGAGCTCGACCTTCCGTTCGGGGTAGCCGGCGTCCAGGTCCTTCAGGAGTTGCTCGGCGGCGCGGCCGAAAGCATCGATCTTGATAGTGCTGGGCGCCTCGCGCAGGCGCTTCTCGTAGGCGTCGGCGCGCTGAGCAAGGGTGAGCTCGGCAGTGCGCGGCGCAGCCCCGCGATCACCAGGGAAGTCGCTGCCCGGCCCACTGGTCGGGGCATGGCTGCCCTTTGCCCAGGTGGCCAGCGCCGAGCCCATCTGCTCGTCTAGCGGGCGCGGGTTCTCCATGAGGCCACGAAACTGCTCCGGCAGCTTCATCATCATCCGCTCGCCGCGGTTCTCGGATTTCCAGGTCGGCAGGCCGCCGGCGCCCGGCAACAGCAGGGCGTTCATGGTCATCTCGTAGACGAACTCATCGCCGGCGATCGGCATGAAGCCCATCGGCTCGATAACGGTCTTGTCGCGCCCATTGTCCTGCTGCTTCTTGACCGGCTTCGACGTCTCCTTGGCGCGGAAGCAGAAGATGAAGTTGGCGTTGAGCTGAAGCAGGCCGTTGATCAGCCGCCGGCGGGCCGCCTTGGGCTTTTGCCAAGCCAGCATGTTGAAGCGGTCGGCCTTCCAGGTGCCATAGTCATCTCCGGCGAGCCGCCGCATCTCCTGGTCCTGGAGGTCGATCAGGCCGCCGGGCCCCTCGTGCTCGTGGCTCATGCTGTCGACGATCACCACGCCGGCGCCCTGCTTCACGCAGAAGCGTAGAGCTTCGAGGTAATCGTCGGAGCCGAAGGGCGCCTCGAAGGGCACGTGCTTGAACTTGAAGCGGTCGGCGTAGTGCAGGCCGCGTCGCGCCTCGGTGTCGATCATGTAGATGTCGCCCCCGGCCACCTGCTGGATCCCGGTGGCCAGGCGCAGGGCGGAGAAGGTCTTGCCGCCGCCGGAGGGGCCCATGAGGCCGACAAGCAGCGGGACTTGCTCCCGAACAGCCAGGGCGGCGGTGAAGTTGCGGGCTGGCGCGTTCATGCCATCTCCATTGCGTTGAGGGTTTCGTCGACCTCGGCGCGGCGCGCCCACTGGTCGAGCAGCCAGGTCGGCGGTGTGGCGAGGTGCGGTCCGAGCGGATAGCCGGGCCACTCGCCAGTCGTCAGCGCGCGGTCCCACAGGTTGCAGGCCGCATCGACCTGCTCTTCGCCCCAACTGCGCCCGGCCTCGTCGGTCTCGACCAAGCAAAGCGTGAAGGGCGGATGCTGCTCCTGGTAGAGAAAGCAGAACCGCCGACGCCCGCGGCCGTCGGGGTCTAGGATGTCCAGGCCCCGGCGGTAGAACGCCTCTTGGAAATAGTGCTCGGCGCTGAAGACGCGGGCCTTGGCCATCGCAGGCGACACGTCGAGCTCGGTCGTCTTGTAGTCGATGATGACCTGCGCATCGGCACGCATGCGGTCGATTAGCGCGCGACGCCAGAAGCCCGTGCCCTCCTGCCAAGTGATCATCGCCTCGGCGACCGCGGAGCCGTCCAGCAAGCCGGTGATGACGGGACCCGCAACGGCGGCCATGGCCTTGGCTCGGCGGTGTTCCTTCGGCAGCAGCGGGATCTCGCCGGCCTTGCGCGCCGCCTTCCGCGCTTCCTGCGCGTCTTTTTTCTTCCAGTCGGGTGCGTGGATCAGCGCGATCTCGGCGCCGACGCCAAACGAGAGCGCGTGTGCCGCCGAACCGATATCCATGGCGCGGGTAATCGTCTGCTCGCTAGCTTCCTCCTCGTCGCTGTCGTCCCAAGGCTCAGCGAGGCGCGGGTGGGCCGTCTTCGCGTGGGCCAGAGAGCGGAACAGCGCCAGGCGGGCAGTGCTGGAATTGAGCGAAGGCGCAGGGCACGGATCCGCGCGGTAGGTCTCCATGTCGACGCCGAGGTAGAGGCCTGGGCTGTCGATGGCGCCTGTCCAGAGCTGGGCCTTCATGCCGACCTCGCGACGATGGCTTCGATCGTCTGGACGCGGGCCTCGCAGTCGTCGACGAACCGGCGCGCTAGGTCGCGGACGCCGGCCGGATAGGCGTCGCCGCCTTCGGCAATCTCGGCGGCCATGCGCTCGACGTCGGCGATGGCCGCCGTCAGGGCATGGACGTGGTCGCGGGCTGCGGCCTTCGCCTCGGCTTGGAGGCGCCGGACGCGCTCGGCGACGGTCTCTGGCTTGGCGGGCGCGCGCAGATCGGCGTCGGCCACGATGGATAGGTTCGGGCTCATCCGGGCACCCCCGCAGCCTTCGCCAGAGCGCGCACGAAGTCGCCCGCGTTGCCCCGCATGGTCTTGTCGGCGATCCGGTACTTGCTCCGGTGGGGCCACCAGTCTGCGACCAGACGGCCGCCCTTGCGAACCTGCCAGTGGTAGAAGTCATTGGCCCGAAGGTTCCCGAACGCCTCGATCTTCTTTCTCACCGCTTTGGTGACCGAGCACGCCGTGGCACCATCATAGGCTGGGCGCGCCGCGTAGGGTTCGCGATGGTGCCGGGCACGATTGTGTCCGCGAGTGCCGCGCTTGTACGCGCGAGCCTCGGCCGCAGTCATGGGCCAGCCGGGACCGTCCTCGCCGTCGAAGTTGAACTCGCCGGTCTCAGGATCCATCGTGCCATCGAGCATCATCTCGGCGATCTCGCCCATGGTCAGATTCTCCATAGGAAGGCGCTGGCGAGCGCCAGGAGGCCAAAGAAGGCGAGGCCTTTCGGGGTGATGATGAGGAGGCGGAGGAGCATCTAGCGGCCCTCCCGTTCATCGATCTCGGCCATGGCCTGGGCGATGGACCCTGCGTGGCCGGCGCGGTTGTCGTGGGCGTCCGGCGCGCCGTCGTAGTCGTCGTGCACGAATTGCCAGTCGCATTTGCGGGTCGGGATCGGCGGAGGCGCGAAGCAAATCATCCAGCGGCCGTAGCGGACCTGGGTCACCGGTGAGGCGTTCAGGGCCGAGTCCACCAGCGCTAGCGCGCGGGTCATCTGAAAGTCGGCTTCGTGCTGCAGGCCCGATAGGATCGGTCGGACCGCGACCAGCGCCTCCATCATCTGAGCCACGCGCTCCTGATGGCCAAAGGCCGAGGCGACCGCCTGCCCAGCGGTGAGAGCGGGTGCAGCGTTCTGAGCGGCCATTACGCGGCCCCGCCGACGAGTTGGTAGAGGTGACGGACCGCTGCCCGCGCGCCATTCCGGGTTAGTGCTTGGCCAATCGCGCGGCCGCTCTCCTCCCGGACGCGCCAGAAGGCGCTGCGCCTGGCCGGCACGTAGTCGTACCGAAACGGCGGCCGGGCGAGCTCGGCGCCAGGCTCTAAGCTGAAGGTCGCGTTTCTCACGGCGCCGAGACCCGGGAGAGCGCCGCCACCAGGCCATCGGCGAGGATCTTCAGGTTCTCCTGCTGACGGCGAGCCTTGGCGGCCGGCTTATCGTCTCCGGCGTAGGCGTAGGCGTCGGCGTCGGCGTCGGCGTAGGCGTCGGCGTCGGCGTAGGCGTCGGCGTCGGCGTAGGCGTCGGCGTAGGCGTCGGCGTCGGCGTAGGCGTCGGCGTAGGCGTCGGCGTAGGCGTCGGCGTCGGCGTAGGCGTCGGCGTCGGCGTAGGCGTCGGCGTAGGCGTCGGCGTAGGCGTCGGCGTAGGCGTAGGCGTCGGCGAGATACCGGGAACGGCCCGCTTGGTAGTAGACCTTGCGCAGCGCCTCGCGCCATTCGTCTCTCGGCGCTGCGCCTCCTTCCCGGTGCTTCTTGTGGAGGTCGCGGAGAGCTTCGACCTCTGCCAACTTCGTCGCCAGGGTCTCCGGATCGAACCGGCGCCTCTTCAGCGATTCCAACCAGAACTCTAGGACGCAGGTGGCCTGCCAATCGTAGACCACGGTGAACGGGACATTGCCCTTCAGGCGGGCGAGTTGCTCGTAGAGCGACAGGCCCCAGACCTTGGCCTGGTCGAAAGGCAGGCCATCGAACAGTCGCGGCACCATGCGAGCCAGCCAGCGCGGCATGACCTGCGCGGGGCACTCGTCGGGGCTCGCCACCTCGGCGCCCAGGACGCCCAACATGCAGGCGAGTTGGCGGCCGTCCTGTTCTTCGTGCCAGCCATTCTGGATCAGCAGGTCGTGCTCGGCCGCGAACTTGAAGCGGTCGTAGGCCTCGACGGCGTCGACGACGAGATCGGTGGGGAGCGTGAGGGCGTCGGGCATTATGCGGCTTCTTTCAGCGACAAGGGGTGGGAGACGATCTGATCGGCGATGGCCGGGAGCGGCTCGCCAGCGTTGCGCTCATGCTGGACAGGCATCGGGTCTCTCCTTTGGGGGTGTGGTGGTGCGGCGCCCTAAGCGGCCCGCGCTTTGGCTTCCTCGTGCGCGGTGCGCGCGATCTTCAAGCTGTCGGCGATGCGGGCGCTCGCGGCTTCGGCGGCTGTCAGCAGCAGTTCGTGACTATCCGGCTGCGCCCAATCGAGCGCGGTCATCAGTCGGGCCAACTCCTCGGCTTGGGCGCGCGCCGTGTAGACCGCCATGTTGGCGGCGACGAAGTGGGGGGAGGACGAGGCGACCATCACGCGGCCGCCTTCGTTTGAGCCGCCGCGCGGATGCGCTGCACCTTCGCGGTGATCACCTTCGCCGCCGCGCTCAGTTCGCCCTGGGACCGCATCAGGTCCCACACGGTCAGGCCGACCAGATGCTCTGGAGTGGCGAGGTCGCCGCGACCGAGCTTGGCGATCTGCTCATCGAACCACGCCACCCGCTTGGCCAGCGCCTCGGCGCCGTCCATCCGGCCGTTGGCGGCTTCGATCCAGCCATCGACGGCGCGCTGCATCTTGCGAAGATTGGGGTGGGTCTTGGGCATCTCGTCTCTCCGTGTTGGAGAGACAATGGCGGGGGATGTGTCCCCCGTCAACTCATATTTGGGGATATATCCCCCATTCGCTTCCGGCTATCTGAGTCCGGCGGCGCTGCGCGCGCGGTCTTCCCGCTCTTTCATGTCTCGATCCAGCATCTCGGTATCGAGTGCGATTTTGCAGCGCGTCACCGCCTCGGGGTCAGCGCCGTATTCGGACCTGCAGGCCTTGTCGATTTTGGCCACCGGATCGACGTCCCCGGAGGAACCCGATCCAGCGATGATGAGGAAAACCACTAGAGCCGCGGCTATGATCCCGGCCGCAAACAAGAAGCCCTTCATCTCGCGGCTCCCGATTAGAACTCAGGGTCGTATGCGCCGACGACCAGGCCCACGATCCGCGCCTCGACGCCCTCTTCGCCGGCGCGCGCGCCCTTGGTCATATCCACCGGCTCAGACCATCGCGGGTCGCTGGACCGCGGCCAAAGGCGCACCAGATCGACCGGAACGCCCGGGATGGTCTCAACCTGCTTAATTGTTCGCTCCCTGATAGCGCCCTGATCGCGAAGCCTTTCCACAACGACCCAGTCACCGCTCCTGGGCGAGTAGCCCATCTCCATGGCGTCTACGACGTGCGCGTAGTGACCAGCTGGGATCTTCAAGTTGACCGAGTCGCCCTCGACGCGCTCGAGCCATTGGGGCCACTCGGCGTACTTCGGGTGCGGGAGCACGGGATAGGCGAAATCAGCGGGGGGCTCCTCAAACTCGACTTCGCGCCACAGGCCCGCCTGGACGCGATACCGGACCCGTAGAATGTCGGGGACGATTCGCGGGTCCAGGCGCTGCGCACCGATCGGCGTGTTGTGGGTGAAGTCCTGCACCGCGCATCCGATCTCCTCAGCGATGGCGAGCAGGGTGTTGAACTCTGGCCGCTTGCTCTTGCCGCTAAGGATGTCCTTCACGGCCGTCTCGCCCAGCCCTGCCTTGCGCGAAACGTCGCGCGCCGTGCGCTTCTTCTCGCTGAGAACTGTTCTCAGCCGCTCCTGATCGACCCCCACTGCCATGGTCTGAAATATCGCTCGAAGGCGCCGCTTTTCAGAGGTGGATATATCCCCCGTTGACGGCGGGGGACTTGTCCCCCATTGTTGCGCCATGCCCATCTCAGATTTCATCGGCGCCTGCGACGCCTACTGCGAAGCCTCCGGCTTCTCGCGCGTGTGGTTGTCCAAGCGCCTCTTCGCTGACACCTATCGCCTGGACGACTTGGCGGCCGGCAAGACGGACATTGGCGTCAAGCGACTTGAACGGGCTAGCAACGAGCTCGCCGCCCTCGACGCGGCCAGGACATCCGAAGGCGCTCAAGGCGCCGCCGCCTGATGTCCGCCCCCTTCACCCCAGCCCAGGAAGCCGGGCTGCGCGAGATCGTGCGGGAGGAGGTTGGGCGCCGTGGCGTATATGTTCGCGGCGGGGCCATCCAGACCCAAGGCGTCGATGACGCTGCGCTTCAGACCGACGATTTTCACTCTGGCGAAAGCACCCGCACCGCCGGCGGCCTGATGCCGCCGCCCCAAGTCCCATCGCCGGACCTCATCGCTGCTACTTCGGCGCTGTCGCGGGAGGTCCAAGAGCTTCGTCGAGCATATCGAGCCGGAGCTGCAGGACCATCTGCGACAGTTCGGAAGCCCGAACCTTCTGAGCATGCTCAAGGGTGTTTCGTAGATCGTCCCGCAGGTGCTCAACCGCAGTGGGATCGAGCCGATGGATAAGCTGCAGCACGTCCGTGAGCGCGCTTCCGTGCGCCGAGAGAACCGCAATCGTCTGATCTCGCTCATCCATCCCGTTCTCTCCGTGGTCCGTTTCGCGACTTCCACGGGAGCACGCCCTGCCTGCCGCAGCAATCCGGCGGGCAGGGCGGATGGGGGCGCCTGAGATGTCGGCGCCATCACGATCCCAACTCGCGCGCAGGGCTCTGACCAGCCCCCGGAGCCCGCACTTGCTGCGCGGGTCGGCTGGACGCTCCGTTCTCTCCTGGGGCGTCCAGCCGAGTACCACCCCGACCCTCTGCCCAAGCGCTCTCGACGTAGCGTCTCGCCATCCGCGTCAGGGCAAGCTGAACGCGCAGCTCCTTTCCCGCGCAGGCGTCCAGCGCCCGGCGCGCAGCTTCGAGTTTTCGGGCCGCCCCATCCATGGCGCGCATAAGCGCTGCCATAGGGGCGTGGTCACCTTGTCAGTCGGAGCGATCTCACAATGAGCGAGGTCAGCCCCGCCTACATCAAGGGCCTGTTCTTCCACCTGGTGAAGGAGGTCGGTAGCTGCGACGCGGCCGCCGCCTTCCTGGGCATCAGCCAGCAGCGGGTCTCCCAGCTCCAGAACATCCAGATCGCCGACATGCCGACGATCATGCAGGTCGTCACGCTGGAGCGCGTCGTCGGCCAGGCCATCGTGACCGGCCCGCTGGCGAAGTCAGCGACCGGACAGCCGGACACTGCCGACGTGGCCAGGGAAACGCGAGAGGTGACCTACGCCGCGGTCGAACTGCAGCGAAGGGTCGATGAAGGCGCCGACAAGCGGACCATTCAGACGGGTCTCCTGCGCGTCCGCAAGGAAGCCGACGACGTCCAGCACGCCCTGGATCGCCGCAACGACTAACCGGGTAGGCGCGCCCGGTTGGGAGAGCGCGCCGCCCACACCGAGAACAGGGGAGGGGGCCGCCCCATGACAGGCCCGCCGACAAGGAGCCCCTGATGGGCGATCCGACGACTGCGCCTGGGCGCCCCATGGTGGGCAAGATCCAGAGCGACCAAGACCACGCCGACCTCCTGACCTACCACGTCACGGTCATCCGCCAGGAGATGGCCAAGGTCGAGAAGGCCAAGGGGCCGCTGGACGAGGTGAAGGCCGAAGTCTCCGACGCCCAGGAAGTGCTGACCAAGGCGTTCAACACGGCGAAAGGCGATCTCGGTCGAGGCTACAGCCGCAAGTACCTGGAAGGGCTGATCGCCGACGGCAGGCTGCGCACGACCGAGCTCGCGGACCTCGAAGTCCAGCGCGCCCGGGACAAGGGCGTCCTCAACCAGCCGGTCTACGGGATGCAGCCGGAACTGTTCCCAGGCCCTGAGACGCCGGCAGCGACCAAGGACGACATGGCCTGGGAAGCGGAAGGTTATGCCCGCGGCCTGCGCGGCGATCTGAAGGAACTTCAGGACGGCGACCCGCCGGCCATGCACCAGGCGCTGATGCGCGGCTTCCGGGAAGGCCAGCGCGTCACCGGCGAGCGCTTCGTCCGGGCCCAGGCATTGCGCAAGGCTGCTGAGACGCCTGACGCCGGCGCGAAGATCGTCAACCTCAATAAGACCGAGCCGACGGAGAAGCAGAAGGCGGCTGCGATCAAGGCCTCCGAAAAGCTCGCCCGCGAAAGCCTCGGCGCGCCGGCGCCAGGACCCAAGGGCCCGGAGCTGAAGCCGGCCAAGGGCGGCAAGACGACCGTCGTCCACGCGGATCCGGTGCACTGATGACGGGCGGCAGGCGTCAAGCTGATCCGGCGGCGGCCTTCTGGGCCCGCGTCGACATGTCGGGTGGCCCCGACGCCTGCTGGCCTTTCGATGCCTGCAAGGGCGAGAACATCTATGGCCAGCTGCACTGGCGGGATGAAGGCGGTGAGCGATACGAGAAAGCTCATCGCCGGGCCTTTGAGCTGGCGAACGGCCGGTTGCCGAAGGGTAGGGGACGCGGCTGCGACCTGATCCGGCACACCTGCGATTTCAAACCGTGCTGCAATCCCGCTCACCTGATCGACGGGAGCCAACTGCAGAACGTCCACGACGCGATGGAGCGTGGCCAGTACGCCCCGCCGCCGACCTTCCGCGGCGAGGATCATCCCCGCGCCAAGCTCTCCCGCGCCGCCGTTCGAACCGCGCGCGAAGCAGCCTTAGCGGGCGCGAGCTGTGCGGCGCTGGCACGCGGCGCGGGCGTCGGCTGGACCACCATGAGCCATGCACTCGCCGGGAGGACCTGGGCCGATGCATAGGCCTCACCCTGTCAAACAATCCGAAGCGGCCCTGCACATGGCCGTCGCCCGCTTTCTGGCTATCGCGTGGCCGGCCGAGTTGCCGTGGACGCATTTCCCGGCCGGAGAGTTCCGGTCGAAGGCGACCGCGGGCAAGCTCAAGGCGATGGGACTGAAGCCCGGCTGGCCAGACTTCATCTTCGTGTTCCCCAACGGCCAATTCGCCGGTCTCGAATTGAAGGTCGGCGCCAACGGGCTGTCGCTGGTCCAAGTCGACCTGCGTCAGCGCCTGATGGCCTGCAACGCTGGCTACGCGGTCGCGACCTCTATGGAGGAGGTCGAAGAGGTTCTCATCCGCTGGAGCGCCGCCTTCAGCCTCACGCTGCGGGCCCGTCTCATGCGGAGCGCCGCATGATCGGCCTCACCCCGATGCAGGCTAAGGCGCTGAAGGCTGTGGCTCACCTGACGAGCGAGTTGGGCGTCGCGCCGAGCTATAGCGAACTCTGTCAGGAGCTCGGCCTGGTCAGCAAAGGCGGCGTGATGCGCCTGCTCTATGCTCTGCGCGAGCGCGGCGCCGTGGAGTTTATCCCGCAAAAGGCTCGTTCCGTCCGGATCATCGCCGACATGCCGGGGCTGGAGACGCGAAGCACGACCGACCTTCAGGCCCTGCGCCGCGAGATTGATCGCATCCTCAGGTCGAGGGCGAGCTGATGGCCCGGGGCGACGTCGATTGGAACAAGGAAAACCTCGATCGCCTGAAGTCTGGCGTGGAGGCGGGCGACAGCTATTCGCAAATCGCCGACCGCATCCCGGGATGCACCAGATCCGGCGCCATCGGAAAGGCGAGGCGCATGGGCTATTCGCAGCCAGCCGCAGCCTCGAAGCCGTCTAGGATGCTTCGCGCACCTGCGGTCGCGCGGGCGCCCAGCCAGAACGCGGGCTTGGCGTTCAAGACACGCTCGTTCGGCGGTTCGGCGATCTACAAGGGTGAGCCCACTACGAGCCCGCTTAAAAAGCGGCTCGATGTGGCGATGGCCAATGCCGCCTGCGAGCCGCTCCCTACGCCCGATGGGGAACTTGCCCCGACCTGCACCCTCGTCCAGCTCGGCGCCCACATGTGCAAGTGGCCAATCGGCGATCCGATGGTCGAGGGCTTCGGCTTCTGCGGCCGGATCACTGGAGACCTTTACTGCGATACTCACCTGGAGCGCGCCTGGTCGCCGGTCCCGAAGAACCGCCCGAGGACGGGCAACGAACTCGCCAGGAGCTTGCGCCGGTATGTTTGACTGGCCCTGCAAACCCCTGATGGCCGACGACCTCGTCGCCATCGATGCGACGCGCTGGCGGGTTTTCCCGCGCGCTACCGTCGTGGCGATCGCCGAGGCGTGGAACGCCGGCCTCAACACAGCGACGATGGCCGCTGATCTGGAATGCCGTCCGGGCTCGATCCGGGTGCTCATCGGCAAGTTGACCCAGGTCGGCGTCGCCCTTCGAACCGCTGTGGACCCTTCGACTGTCGCGACCAGGGAAATCGCGCGGAAGAGGTCGCCCGCGGCGGAGGCGATGGCCCAGGAGCAGTTCGCGCGCCTGCGTCGTGTCGCCGCCTGGGATCCTGCCGCGCGGCGCGCCCTGGAACTCTACGAGCGTGGCCGCAAGGCGCCGGCGGTCACGCCATGAAGGCCGACTATTCCGTGAGCGTCCCGATGGCCAGCGCGCGCACTGCTCGCGCCGGGCTGATGGAGGCGCGGGCCAAGGTCGCCTTCTGGGACGTGCCGGTCGAGATGGCGCTCGCGTGCTCGTCGTCGGCGTTCAAGTCGGTGATCTGGGCGCGCTACGGCCAGGGCGAACATCCCGCGCCGAACGCGCGGGTGATCGTCAGCGGCAGCCGCTTCTTCGCGACGATCTCCTTTCCCGGTCATCACGACATGCACCTGCCGCTCGACTGCTGGACGATGGAGAATGGGCGGTGAGCGGCGCCTATCAGTCCTTCCTTGAGCAGAAGGCGATCGCCGCGCCGTCGACGGGCTTTCACGTCGAGCAGGACGACCTGCATCCATGGCTCAAGCCGCACTGCCGGGCCATCGTGCAATGGGGCTTGGCCGGCGGCTCGCGCGCCTATTTCACGGCCTATGGACTGCACAAGACCTCGATGCAACTGGAGAGCCTGCGTCAGATCGTGAAGCGTGAGGGGGGCCCGGCGCTGCAGGTCGCGCCGCTCGGGGTTCGCCAGGAATTCATCGACGAAGCCGTCAACCTGCAGATGGACCTGCCGTTCATCCGTTCAGAGGCAGAAATCCGCGACAACCAGGTGAACCTGGTCAACTACGAGACGATCCGCGACGGCAAGATCGACCCGGCGCTGTTCACTGCCGCCAGCCTGGATGAGGCGGACGTTCTTCGCTCCTACGGGTCGAAGACCTTCCAGGAGTTCCTGCCCGCCTTTGAGCCTGTCAGGTTCAAGTTTGTCGCGACGGCGACGCCTTCGCCGAACCGCTTCAAGGAACTGATCCACTACGCCGGATTCCTGGGGGTCTGCGACACTGGCCATGCCCTGACGAGGTTCTTCCAGCGCAACAGCGAAAAGGCCAACGACCTCACGCTCTACCCCCACAAGGAGGACGAGTTCTGGTTGTGGGTTTCGACCTGGGCCATCTTCCTTCAGAAGCCTAGCGACCTCGGCTTCAGCGACGTCGGCTACGAACTGCCTGAGCTCGAAGTCCGCTGGCACGAAGTCCAGGCCAATATCGGCGACGCCGGCGCGGACAGTCGCGGCCAGATGAAGCTGATGCGCGACGCTGCAGTCGGCCTTCAGGATGCGGCCCGCGAGAAGCGCGACACGCTTCCGGTGCGGATCGCCAAGCTGAAGGAGCTGCGGGAAGCGGAGCCCGAGAACCACTTCATCCTCTGGCACGACCTGGAGGATGAGCGCCGTGCGATCGAGCAGGCGTTGCCGACCGTCCAGTCGGTCTATGGGACCCAGGACCTGAACGAACGTGAGGCCGTCGTCCGCGGCTTCAAGAACGGAACGGTCACTGACCTAGCCGCCAAGCCCGTGATGCTGGGCGCCGGCGGCAACCTCCAGCGGCACTGCCACCGCGCGATCTTCGCCGGCATCGGCCACAAGTTCCGCGACATCGCCCAGGCTTGGCACCGCATCCAGCGGTTCGGCCAGACGGAGAAGGTGGTGATCGACATGATCTACGCCGAGACCGAGCGGGAGGTCCGGCGGAGCTTCGAAGCTAAATGGGCGCGCGACACCGAGTTGCGCGCCCGCATGACCGAGATCATCCGCAAATACGGCCTCGGCCGGCTGGCACCAGAAGAGGCGATGCGCCGAAGCATCGGCGTCAAGCGCCAGATCCAAAGCGGTGAGGCGTGGACCGCCGTCCTGAACGACAGCGTGGCCGAGTGCGCGAGCCTGCCGAGCGACCATTTCGGGCTCATCGTCACCTCCGTCCCTTTCGGAACGCAGTACGAGTACTGCGAGAGCTACAACGATTTCGGCCACAACGAGGACAACGCGGCCTTCTTCCTACAGATGGACTTCCTGACGCCGGAGCTGCTCAGGATCCTGCGGCCCGGCCGGGTCCTGGCCGTCCACGTCAAGGACCGCATTCTGTTCGGCAACGTGACGGGGCTAGGCTTCCCGACCGTCGAGCCCTTCCACGCCGACTGCATCGCCCACTACCGGCGCCATGGCTTCCACCTCATGGCCGTCCGCCCGGTGGAGACGGACGTCGTCCGCGAGAACAACCAGACCTACCGCCTCGGCTATTCCGAGATGCGCAAGGACGCGACGAAGATGGGGTCCGGCTCGCCGGAATACATCCTGTTCTTCCGCAAAGCCCAGACCGATCTCTCGCGCGGCTACGCGGACGATCCGGTGACCAAGCGGCTGGACGATTACAGCCTCGCGCGCTGGCAGATCGATGCGGCGGCCTACTGGCGCTCCGGCGGCGACCGATACATGACCGCCGACGAGCTGGCGGCCCTTCCGCCGAAGATGCTCCAGCGCGCGTTCCGAGAGCAGTCGGGGAGGGTCGTCTACGATCACGACGACCATGTCCGCCTGGCGGAGGCCCTGGCCAAGCGAGGCGCGCTTCCCAAGACCTTCGCCGCGCTGGCGCTGGAATCGCCCACCGGCGTGGTGTGGACTGACATCCTGCGCATGGCGACCCTGAACGCCGACCAGTCTATGGGCGGCCGGGAAAAGCACGTCTGCCCGCTGCAGATCGACATCGTCGACCGCATCATCCGCTTCTGTTCCGACCGCGGCGACCTCGTGTTCGACCCCTTCGCCGGCTTGGGAACGGTTCCCGTCCGGGCCGTGACCCTCGGGCGCCGCGGCTATGGATCTGAGCTCAACGAGCAGTACTTCCGCGACAGCCTACGCTACCTGATGGCGGCGGAGTTCGAAGCCCGTCAGCCGACGCTCTTCGACATCCTGGACGCCGGCCGCAACATCGACGCGGAGGCAGCATGAACCTCGCGCTGCACCCTAACCACCCCGATGCCCAGGTAGAGCACCTGCCGGCAAATATTGATGCCGAGCAGGCGCTGCTGGGCGCGCTGCTCTACGACAACGCGGCCTACGAGCGTATCGGCGACCACCTGCGGCCGACCCACTTCTACGATCCGTTCCACCAGCGCCTGTTCGCAGCAATCGAGACCGACCTGCGGAAGGGCCAACTCGCCGAGCCAATCCTCATCAGCGAGCGCTTCCATGCCGACGAAGGCTTCGAGCAACTCGGGGGCGTGCGCTACCTCGCCGACCTGGTCGATCGCGCCCCGCCGGCCGCCAATGCAGCGCAATATGCCCGCGCGGTGTACGACCTGGCCATTCGGCGGGATCTGATCAGGCTCTCCGGCGAGATCGCACTCCGTGCCCGCGCCGGCGGCGATGACGAGCTCGACGGACGCGCCCAGGTCGAAGCCGCGGAGGCTGACCTCTTCCGCATGGTGCAGACCGAAGGCGCCGGCCAGGGCTTCCAGACCTTCGAGCATTACCTCACCGGCGCCGTGCAGATGGCTGCGGAGGCCTATAGCCGCGACGGCGGCCTTTCCGGGCTCTCCACCGGCCTGCTCGACCTCGATCAGAAGCTCGGGGGCTTGCACGCCTCGGACCTGATCATCATCGCCGCCAGGCCCTCCATGGGGAAAGCCCAGCCGCTCGACGCTGGCGTCTTGCTCGCCGATGGCCGGTTCATGGCGATGGGCAGCCTGCGCATGGGCGACCAACTGGCGTCCGTGGATGGGGAACCTTCGACCGTCACAGGCGTGCACCCCCAGGGCGAGAAGGAAATCTTCCGGGTCACGCTCTCCGATGGCCGCTCGGCGGAAGCCTGCGCCGATCACCTGTGGCGCGTCTGCTACCGCGGCTGGCCGGAGCCCCGCATCCTGAAGACGTCCGAGATCGCCGACATGCTGGAGCGCTCGCGGTATCGCGACCGGCTCTGGATCGACAGCCACAGCGGGGACTTCGGTGACCGCGCAGGCTTGCGTCTGGACCCCTACGTGCTTGGCGCACTGATCGGAGACGGCAAGCTCAGCGATAGGACTCCGGTCATCACCTCGATCGATCCCGAAGTGATCACCGAGATGAACCGCAGGCTGGCACCCGACATGGAGGCCGGCCGAGCCTGGAACGACATCACCTTCCGCGTCCGTACCATCGGCGGCGGCAACCGCGTCGGCGTGCAGGGAATGGTCCCCAACCGGGTCACGGCGGCACTTGAGGCCATGGGCCTGCACGGCTGCCGCAGCGAGGACAAGTTCATCCCGCCCGAATACCTGAGCGCCTGCCGCGCCGCACGCCTGGCGCTTCTGCGCGGGCTTCTCGACACTGACGGCTGGGTTGAGACCTTCGGCGCCGTGCGGTTCTGCACGACGAGCCCTCGCCTCGCGCGAGATGTCGTTGACCTCGTCCGGTCGCTCGGCGGCCGGGCCGGTGTCGGCAAGAGGGCACCGTTCTACCGAAAGGACGGCGAGTGCCGCGAAGGGCTGCCAGCGTTCACCCTGAACATCCAAGGTCTCGCCGGCGATGACCTCTTCATGATCCGTCGCAAGGCCATCCGCGTCGCGCCCCCGAAGCGGGTCAAGCGCCTCACGATCGCCGCGGTGACCTACGGCCGCAAGGCCCAGGCTCAGTGCATCACTGTCAGCCACCCGAGCCGCCTCTACATCACCGACGACTACGTCGTGACCCACAACTCCGCGCTGGCCTGCAACATCGCCTTCGACGTCGCCAAGCACTACGTCTGGGAACCCCAGCCAGACGGATCGAGGAAGACGGTACGGGGTGGGGTGGTGGCCTTCTTCAGCCTGGAGATGGGCGGCGAGCAGTTGGCGATGCGCCTGCTGGCCGAGGTCTCCGGCGTGTCGAGCGATCGCCTCCGCAAAGGCGACATCAATCCCCAAGAATTCGGCCGGATCCGCGACGCGGCAACGGAGATCCAGAACGCGCCGCTGCACATCGACGCCACCGGCGGACTGGCGCTCTCCAAGCTGTGCACCCGGGCCCGCCGGCTGAAGCGAACGGTTGGCCTCGACCTTGTCGTGGTGGACTACCTGCAGCTCATCGACAGCGGCATCGGCGGCAGGGACAACCGGGTCCAGCAAGTCAGCCTCATCACCTCCACGCTCAAAGCGCTCGCCAAGGAGTTGGCGATCCCGGTGATTGCGCTGGCCCAGCTCTCCCGCAACGTCGAAAGCCGCGACGACAAGAAGCCCCAGCTCTCCGACCTGCGGGAATCCGGCTCCATCGAGCAGGATGCCGACGTGGTGATGTTCATCTACCGCGAGGCCTACTACCTGAGCCGCACCGAACCGCGCGAGGGCACCGACGAGCACCTGAAGTGGCGCGAGGAGATGGACCAAGTCAGCGGGCTCGCCGACATCATCATCGGCAAGCAGCGGCACGGCCCGATCGGGAACATCAAGGTCTCGTACAACGAGGACCTGACGAAGTTCGGCAACCTGGTGCGCGACGCCGGGCGCTACGAGGCGCACCGGCAACGCCTCGACTTCGACCAGCCTCGATATGCGCCGGGGGTGGAAGACTGATGGCCCGCCCTACGCCCTATCTGCTGATCAACAGGAACGTCTTTGCGCAGCTGTCCGTCGACTTCACCGCTGAGGAAATCGGCCACGCGATGAAGCTGCTGGCGTGGCTCGCGAGGGGCCGGGAACGGGCCACGGAGCGGCAGCGGGCCAACGTCTGCGGCCTAGGCTTGACGGCGTGGAGCAACCGCCGCGCGGGCATCATGGGCGCGCTGAAGGTCTTGATCGAAAACAGCGAGCCCCGGGTGCGCGCTGGCCGGCCGCCGATCTCCAAGGCGCGGCGCCAAGCGATCCTGGCGCGAGATGGCGCGGTATGCCGCTATTGCGGCGACACCGAAGGGCCGTTCCACGTCGACCACATCAAGCCGCTCGCGCGCGGTGGATCGAACCGCGACCAGAATCTTGGCGTCGCGTGCGCTGCCTGCAATTTCGCCAAGGCCGCAAAGCTCGTGGCGGAGTGGCTCTGATGGCGGGCAAGCCCTGGGGCAAGTTCTATTGGGCCGACTGGCTGTCCGACCCGAAGCTCAAGCTCTGCTCCTTGGAGGCCCAGGGGCTCTGGATGCGCATGCTCTGCATCGCGGCCGAAGCGAAGCCGCTGGGCTACGTCGTCCTGGAAGGGAATGCCCTCGGGCCGGTCGATCTGGCCTCGGAATGCGGAAAGCCCCTCCGCGTCGTGCAAGGGGCGATGGCAGAACTTCAGAAGTGGGGCGTCTTCAGCATCGACCGCCATGGCCGCATCTACAGCCGGCGCATGGTGCAGGACGTCAAGAAAGCGAAAATCGCGCAGAAAAACGGGAAATCAGGGGGTAACCCAAGCCTCAGTAAAAGCGGCGGAATTTCGCCGTCGGATAACCCCCGCCTTAAAGCCCAGAAGCCAGAGACCAGAGACCAGAGGAATAGACCCCCAAAGCCCCCTGGGGGGGCCTCTCCAGATTTTGTCGACAAGGCTTTCGATGAAGCCTGGTCAGCCTTTCCGGCGGAGGGCAGGGCGACCTCGAACCTGGTCAAGTCAAAGGCGGCCTGGATGGCGGCGTTGCCCGCGGCCGGCGGCGTCGAACCTCTGCTTCGGGCGATCTACGCCTACATCGCCCTGCAGGAGGCTGCGGGCCCGAAGGCGAAATCAGCGCCGGCCTTCCACCGGTGGCTCGCGGACCGCCGGTTCGAAGCGTTCCCCGGGGCGCTGCGCGGCAAGCAGGATCCGGAGTGGAACGGTCCCGCCGAAATCTGGGAGCTCGTCTCGGCGCCTCCTCGCGGAGAGGCCTTCGCGAGGTCATGGCTGGCCGCTGTCCGGTGGCAGGAATCACCGGTCAAGGCGCTCCTCAGCGCCAGCCAGACGACCATCAAGAAGCTGCGAGACGAGATCGGTCCTGAACTTGATCGGCGCGGAATCCAACTCCTGGAACGCGTGGCATGAGCGAGCGCGCATTCGTCACTCGAGCCGAGGCCGCTGCGCCAGACCGACACCTGGTCAGGATCATGGCCAGCGCCCACCACGAGGCAGATCGGTTCGCCGGCTGCCAGCGGCCGGAGTTCGAGAAGACCTTCCCCGAATGGCAAGACAGCGCCTGCCGCGCCATGGCAGCCGCGCTTCTCGCCGCAGAAGCCGCCGGATACAGGATCACCAGGGCATGAGTACCGCGTCCACGGCCGGACGGCCGACCACCATCGACGATGCGGGGCCGACGGTCGCGGCGACCACGCTCTCCGGCGCCGAGCAACGGGTGTTCGCGGCCTGCAAAGCCTTCAGCGCCGCGGCGGATGCGGTCGAGCGCCACAGCGGTCCCAGGGCCGGCGAAGGCTACGATGAGAAGATGAAAACCTGGCGCGAAGCCTACGCGAGCTGGCGTCAAGCGATGCTGGCCTTTGCGAGGGCCTCGAAGGGAGAAGCGGCGTGAAGCACCAGCAGCCCGAGATCATGCGCCTGGGCGCCGAGGTGGTGATCAACCCCGCCGGAAACCGCGTCCCCGCCGACGTCTGGGCGGACCTGGCCACCCTCATCCTCCTCGAGCCGGAGCCTTCGCTCTGCCGCGTCTGGGTCGGCCGCATCGAAGACAAGCTCGGTGTCAACGATCAGCACCGCCAGGCGGTCGCCATGCGCGAGGAGCGCGCGGTCGAAAGCTCGGCCGACAAGCGCCGCCGGCTACTGGACGAAAGCCGGCGCGCCTCGATGCTCGGCCAGCCGATGCCGGACCACACCCTGGCCGGCGCCATCGAGCAGCGGGTCACCAAGGCCGCAGCCAAGCGCGCGCGGGCCGCGGCGCTGCGGGAGGAGCACCCTAAGAAAAACCGCACGACCGCGAAGAAGCTGGAGCGCGAGGCGGACAAGCTGGACGAGGAGGTGCTGAAGCTCCGGGCCCAGGAAGCGCGCCACGCCAATTGGGGCGAGGCCAGGGAGCCGATCCTGATGGCGGACCTGCGCGGCGACGCCCTGGAGGTCAAGGAATCGGTGACCGCCGACTTCGCGCTCGATCGCTACGGCGCCAGGATCATCGAGGATGGCCTGCCGGCGCTGGTCTATTCGACCGGCACCCGGGCAAAGCGCCTGACCGGGATCGAGCACGCCTACGCAGCAGAGTACTTGGTTGGCGGCCGGCTGCGGTCCGACACCTTGCTGCGGATCGGCCAGGACTACCGCGAGGCCTATATCATCGCGGAAGGGCAAAGCTCCGCCGGCGGGGGCGAAGGTGGCGGCGGGTTCGGCCCAAAGGCGCCGCAGCCGCGCCTCGTGGAAGCCGGCCAGGAGCTCGACGACATGCGGTCGATGTTGACCGGCCGGCAGCGCTCAGTCCTGGACCAGATCTGCGGCAGGGACGCCCGGGCCCGCGAGATCCCCGAGGCGGCCAGCGGTGGAAACTCCCTCCTCGCGGTCTGCCGAGCACTGCGCGAAGGCTTGTTCGCCGCTGCCGAAGGTCGGAAGGTGGCGGCCGCCAGGCGCAAAGAGCTTGGCGGGGAGAGCGTCGGCGCGAGGGTGCGCGCAGCCTCCAGGGTGCTTGGGCGCATGAGGACCTGATGACGACTGACGACCTACCGATGATCAATCCGAGCGCCGAGGACTTATGGCATCGCCTCGAAGGTCATCGGGCAGCGCGCCGTGAACCGCGGACGATCAGTATGTCGCCTGAGACCTGGGAGCGTCTATCGGACCATGCGTTGGCCCTGAGGGTCAGCGAAACGGAGCTGCTGTTCGACAAAGTTCCCGTCCGGCTTTACCAGGGCCAGCTCGGCGTGGCGATCGCCTACACACAGCGTTAGCGCGGAATGCCGCTGGGGGGCAGCGCGCCCCTGACCATCATCTGAACGGCCGTGGCGATCGCCCAGGGGATCGGCTGGGTGCGCGCCCGCTCATAGTCGCGGATTAGCTCACCAGGATCACGCGCCCGGTTGCCCAGCGCCCGTCCAAGCTCGGTCGCGAACACCGCCCGCTCCAAGCCCCAGAGCTCGCCCAGAGCGATGCGAGCCTTCCTGAGATCGTTCCCGGTCATCGCCAACCCCGTGTCGAATTAGGTCTCTAACCGTATTCGACTTAGTGAGGAATTACGGTCCAAGACCCGATCCTCGCGCGCGCATGAGGCGGCGAAATTCTAGTTGCCGACTGTCCGGAAATCGCAGACCACCTAGGCACGGTTGAGCTGGTGCGCCTGGGGCGTCCGCCGGCCCCTCCCTCGCCATAGCGACCAGACCGGACTCCCGCGGCTGAGAAGCCATCCCGGCGACCGATGATCCTGCTCATGGATCGCCGCACCGTCGCCACCCAATTCGTCATCGCCGTTCTGAAGGGCGCGATCAGCCTCGGCTTTGCCGGACTGCGCCACTGGCTCGGCCTGACGTGACCCCTTCGCCCGCCGGAGCGCTGCCCAAGCCCGCCACCGAGGCCATGCCGTTCCCCATAGAGGGATCGGCCCCGCCATTGCGAAAACCTGCAGCAGACGACCGCGCGGGCGATCCCATCGAACCTGAGGGACATATGAGCGACCAGCCTGACGCCCAAGCCGGCCAGCGGCGTCCGACTGACCAAGACCTCCAGCCGCTGTTGGAGCGCATCTGGAACGGCGCCAGCCTGCGGGCTGCCTGCCGAGAACTCGGACTTCATGCGCCGGCGACGAGCGACTGGCTCTACGCCGACGACGGCCGGAGCGAACAATACGCCCGCGCGCGCGAGGGTCGCGCTGAGTGCCAACAGGAAGAAGCTTTGGAGGTGTCGCGCGCGGCTGCGACGGGCTCCACCATCGAGGTCGACGGCGAATACCGCAAGGTCGACGCCGCCGGCGCGCGGGTGCTGCTCGACGCGATCAAGTGGGCGTCGGCCCGCATGGCGCCCAAGACCGCGCCTGTTCAGCGTATCGACCTCACCAGCCGCACCCGGCAGATGAGCGACGCCGAAATCGAGGACGAGATCGCGGCGCGCGAGGCGCGTGCGACAGACGAAGCCTGATCCATGTCCGCGATGCTGCGCCTGCCCGATGGCCGGCGCCTGCCGCGTGAAGAGGCTGAAGATTACCTCGAACTGCTTCGGGAGCGTGATCGCCGCCGCGAGGCCAAGCGGTTGGAGACCGAACGTGAGACGATCATCGCCAACTGCGCCACGCTCCACGGCTTCATCGAAGAGTTCTGGCACGTGCTGGAGCCTGTCGCGGTCTTTCGCACCGGCTGGGCGCTCCGGGCGATGTGCGACCACCTCGAGGCGGTCACCCGCGGCGACATCAAGCGCCTGCTGATGACCGTGCCGCCCGGCATGATGAAGTCCCTGGTCATGGTCTTCTGGACCGCCTGGGAATGGGGTCCGAAGGGGCTGCCGCACATTCAGGTCCTGGCGACCAGCTTCAGCCAGAAGAACGCCTTCCGCGACAACCAGAAGCTCCGCGACCTGGTGTCGAGCGACAAGTACCAGGCGCTCTGGCCCGTCGAGCTGCGCACCGACACGAACGCCATCTCGAAGTTCGCCAACACGAAGACCGGTTGGTCGGAGGCGCGCCCGTTCTCGAAGATGACCGGCGGCCGGGGCAATCGGGTGAAGATCGACGACCCCCACGACACCGAGGGCGCCGAAAGCCCGGTGCAGCGCAAGAAGACCGTCAAGATCATGCGCGAGGCGATCTCAGACCGCGTGAACGACATCACCAAGGACGCCATCGTCTTGATCATGCAGCGGCTGCACCAGAGCGATTGCGCCAATGCCGCCAAGGCGATGGGCTACGTCCACCTGAACCTGCCGATGGAATTCGAGGTCAGGCAGCGGTGCGTCACCGTCCTCAGGCCAGCGAACGACGGCAATCCTGCGCTGCTGTTCGAGGATCCGCGCACCGTCGAGGGCGAACTGCTCTTTCCGGAGCGTTTTCCGGCCGCCGAGGTCGCCCAGCTCAAGCGGGACAAGGGCGCCTACGCCTGGGCCGGCCAGTACCAGCAGCGGCCAGCGCCGCGCGAGGGCGGCCTATTCCAGCGCGCCTGGTTCAAGCGCGTCGGCGCGTTGCCGACGGGCTGCCGGCGCTACGTCCGCGGCTGGGACTTCGCAGCCAGCGAGAGCGAGACCTCGGACTACACCGCCGGGGTCAAGATCACGCGCGATGGCCCGGAAGGCGCTTTCTACATCGTCCACGCGACCCGCGGCCGCTGGTCGTCAGGCCGGGTCGAGACCGAGGTCAAGTCGGTGGCGGAAAGCGATCGGGCCGCGCACCCCAACAATGTCACCCAGCGGATTCCGCAGGATCCGGGGAGCGCCGGTAAGGCCTACGTCAAGACGCTGGTGAAGCAGCTCGCAGGCCACTCGGTGAAGTTCGAGCCCGTCACCGGATCCAAGGAAGTCCGCGCCAAGGCCCTGGCCGTGCAGGCTGAAGTCGGCAACGTCTACATTCTGGAGACCGGCGATCCGGAGCGCGACGCCTGGATCGAACCATTCCTGGACGAGGCCGAGGTATTCCCCAACGGCGCGCACGACGATCAGATCGACGGCGCTTCGGACGCCTTTAACGAAGTGGCCATCGAGGTCGAATTCGAGTGGTACGTCGGAGAGGCAGGAGGCGTCGCAGCATGAGCCTCTGGCAACGCCTGACCGGCCGCGGTTCCGGCTTCAACAACGCCTCGAAGGCCGGTCCCGGCATTGCCGCCTGGTCTGTCGGCCAGCCGGTCTGGACTCCGCGAAACTATCGAGAGCTCGCCGACGAAGGCTTCATCAAGAACGCCATCGGCTATCGCTGCACGAAGATGATCGCCGAGGCTGCGGCGGGTATGTGCTTCAAGCTAATGAAGAAGACTGCGGAGATCGAGCAGCATCCCTCGCTCGACCTGTTGGCGGCGCCGGCGCCGATGATCGGCGGCAAGGCGCTGTTCGAGGCCTTCTACGCCTACCTGCTCTTGGAGGGCGACACCTACCTCGAAGGCGTCACCCCGTTCGACAATAGGCCGCCGGCGGAGCTCTGGGCGCTGCGCCCTGACCGCATGAGGGTGATCCCTGGTGACCGCGGGATGCCGCGGAGCTACCGCTATCAGGTCAACGGCATCGACATCTTGTGGGATGTCGACCAGATCACTGGCCGCGGGCCGATCATGCACCTGCGGGAATTCCACCCGCTCAACGATTGGTACGGCCTCAGCCGAATCGAGCCCGCCGCCTACGGGATCGACCAGCACAACGAGGCCGGCAAGCACAACAAGGCCCTGCTGCAGAATGGCGCTCGCCCGTCTGGCGCCCTGATCTTCAAGCCGGTCGTCATCAACGGCCAGGCCCAGAGTGCGCCGCCCGACATCATCAAGGCGGCTGAGAAGCGGCTCGAGGACGAGCATTCCGGGCCGCGCAACGCCGGCCGGCCCATGGCGCTGGGCGGCAACATCGACTGGCAGGAAATGGGCCTGTCGCCGAAAGACATGGATTTCGGCGCCGGCAAGATGGACGCGGCTCGCGACATCTGCACGTCCCTGGGTGTCCCGCACATCCTGGTCGTTCCCGGCTCCAGCACGTTCAACAACGTCGCCCTGGCGCGCCTGCAGCTCTACGAAGACACTGTCCTGCCGCTGGCCGGGCGGGCGCTGGACCTGCTGAATAGCTGGCTGATGCCGCGCTACGGCGACGGCCTTCGGCTCGTCCATGACCTCGACAGCGTCTCAGCGCTGGAACCGCGCCGCGAATCCAAGCGCGCCGCAGCTATCAACCTCTTCAAGGGCCAGATCCTCAAGCGCGACGAGGCGCGGGCGATGCTGGGCTACGATGCTGTTGGCGGCGAACTTGGCGAGGCGTTCTGGACCGGGCCGCCGACATTGGCCGACCCCGAGGCGCCGTTGCCGGCGAAGAATCCCGCAGAAGGCCAGCCCGACCAAGGCACGGCCACACCCGACACGGCGAACGCCGCATAGGCCCACCAGGAGTGACGATGCTGTTTGCCCTTAAGCCTGGTGACTACGAAGGCCTCTCGAAGGACGGCGCGGCGCGGCGCATGCTGGAAGTATGCCGGATCGCGGCGGCAAACGGCCAAACGATGCTCGCGGCTGATCACCTAGATGCCCTGGCTAAGGTCGTTCGCTCGCATGGTCGACAGGCGCTCTGTTCTGATCCGCGAGCGCTGCCGTGGCCGAAAACGAAGGGCCATGAGGCCCTCCATGAATTCTGGCCTGATCCAGCATCACCTTTCCGTCTGCTTTCGGTTCGGGCGGCCCACGCGCTCTACCACAGTAACCTGACGACAGCGGATGCCGTCGCGGCAATGCCCGACGCCGTACTGCAGGCCATCCCAAACTGCGGCAAGGGCACCTTCGCGGAAATCCGCAGCGTCTTCCCCGCAACTTAGCCCCGCCATGATCGAAGTCCCCAAGCTTCGGTTCGATACAGACAACTCGCGGCCCATCGAGGTCGCGGCTTCGCTCAACCGGCTTGAGGCCGCCTGCGAACGCCTGGACTTGGCGGCCAAGCGCATCCGACGCTTCACCGGACCGCCATCCTCACGACCCGCCTAGGAGACCCCATGGACCGCATCGACGTCAGCGGGCCGCTTCCTGGCGGCCCGCGCGGGAAGTTCTTTGCCCGGGCAACCGGCACGCACTTCACCGCGCTTGCGCCCGCCGACGGCGCCCAGGTTGTCGAGCTCTACGACGAGATCGGCTTCTGGGGCGTCACGGCCAAGGACTTCCGCGATCAGTTGAAGGACGTCACCGGCGACTTCACCCTGCGGATCAACAGCCCCGGCGGCGACGTCTTCGACGGCATCGCGATCTTCAACGACCTCGTCGCCCACAAGGGCAAGGTCAACGTCCAAGTCAGCGGGATTGCCGCGTCGATCGCCTCGGTGATCGCCATGGCGGGCGACAGCATCGAGATCGCGCCCAACGCCTTCTTCATGATCCACGACGCCTGGACTTTCGCGCTTGGCAACCGCCACGACATGGAGGCCGCCGCTGGCGTGCTTGGCCAGATCGATGAGGCCATCGCCAGGACCTACGTCAGCCGCGCACAGGTCGGCATCCGCGCAGTGCGCGACATGATGGACGCCGAAACCTGGCTGAGCGCCAGCGATGCGGTCGACAAGGGCTTTGCCGACAAGCTGATCGACGCCACCGACGTCCAGCCCGCAGCCGCCAGCGCGAAGTTCGACCTGACCGGCGTATTCGCCAAGGTGCCGGCCGCGCTTCGCTGGACCGGCGACGAGGGCGCCGAAGCCCAGACCATTCGAGACATCGAGAAGGAACTCATGCGCGACGCTGGGCCCCGCACTCGGTCGCAGGCGCGCGCTCTGATCGCCGCCTGCAAGAAAGGCCCGGAAGACGCCAAGCGGGACGCTGGCGGTGAGGGGCTGAAGAGGGTGCTCGCCGCCCTCGAAGCAACCAGCACTCAACTCCAATCCCGAGAATAGGAGGCCGAAATGGCCGACGGAAACACCCACATCGACAATGCGACCGCCGAGGCGATCGAGAAGCAGATCAAGGGCTTCGGCGACAGCGTGAAGGCGCTGTCGAGCGACACCCAGAACAGCCTGGCCGAGATGCGCGCCCTGATCGATGGCATGCCCAAGGGCGATGATGTCGTCACCAAGGAGCGGATCGACAAGTTCGCCGCCGAGGTCGAGACGAAGCAGAACGCCATCGAGACCAACTTCAAGGACATCTCGGCGAACCTCGACAAGGTCGCGGCGGCCGTGAACCGCGGCGACCGCGCGTCCTGGAGGGGCGAGAAGGACGATGACGGCCAGAATGCCGCCTATCAGTTCACGCTCGCTCGCATGGCGCGGAGCGACACCCTGTCCATCGGCGCCAAGGTCGAGCCTGACGAGGCCTCGATCAAGGCTTGGAGCGATGCCTTCCCGATGTACATGCGTCGCGACGACAACAAGGGCAGCCACGTCAACGACAAATTCCGCGCGTCCTTGCAGACCGGCTCTGACCCGGACGGCGGCTACCTCGTCCCGACCGAGACGAGCCAGCGCATCATCACCCACGCCTTCGAGTCCTCGCCCATGCGCGGCCTGGCGTTCGTCGAAACCATCGCCGGCAAGGAACTTGAAGTCCCCCGGGATGAGGGCGAGGTTGGCTTCGGCTGGGTCGGCGAAACCGCTGATCGTCCCGAGACCACCACCTCGCAACTCGGCATGTCGAAGATCGTCGCCCACGAGATGTACGCCTCGCCCCGCGCGACGCAGAACATGCTCGAAGACGCCGGCATCGATATCGAGGGCTGGCTGGCTCGCAAGGTCGGCGACAAGTTCGGCCGCGCGGAGGCCTCCGCCTTCATCGTCGGCGATGGCGTCGGCAAGCCGAGAGGCCTGCTGACCTACCCCGCCGGCACGAGCAACGGCCAGATCCAGCAACTCAACTCGGGCGCCGCCGCCGACTTCACCTTCGACGGCCTGATGGACACCGTGTTCTCGCTCAAGGACCCCTACGAGGCGAACGCCAACTGGATGTTCAATCGCCTGGGTGTGCGGAACATCTCCAAGCTGAAGGACGGCGAGGGGCGCTACATCTGGGACATGAACAACGTCAACGAAAAGCGCGGGAAGTCGATGCTGCTCGGCTATCCCGTGAACCGCGCGACGGACATCGCCGCTCCCGGCGCCGGCGCGCTGATGGGCGCTTTCGGTGACTTCAACCAGGGCTATACCATCGCCGACCGCTTGGGCATCACCACCCTGCGCGACCCCTTCACCGCCAAGCCCTACGTGCTGTTCTACTCGCGTCGGCGCGTTGGCGGCGATGTGGTGAACTTCGAGGCGGTGAAGTTGATCGTCGGCAGCGCGTCCTCGAATTAAGCGCTCGGCCGGGCCAAGCCCGGAACCGTAGAGGCCGCGGCGGCGTCAAGGCCCGCCGCCGCGGTTCGCCAACCCTTCACCGCCTCGGCGGACGGCCTCGTTCCCACCACTCGCAGAAGGAGGGCCGCCAGTGCGCGACCTGTTCAACCACATCAACCTGAAGCCGGTGATCAACCCGGCGGCCGGTCCGACCGACAACACCGCGCAGGTCGGCGCGATCATCGACAAGCAGGGCTTCAACAGCGTCACCTACGTGATCTCGACCGGCACGCTGGCCGACGCCGACGCCACGTTCGCCGTCACCCTGACGGAGAGCAACGACAGCGGCATGGCGGGCGCCACGGCAGTTGCGGCGAAGGACTTGCTGGGCACGCTCGCCCTGGCCGGCTTCATCTTCTCGGACGACGGCAAGTGCCGCAAGGTCGGCTACATCGGCAGCATGCGCTACACGCAGTTGACGATCACGCCCACCAACAACACCGGCGCCGCGCCGATGTCCGCCGTGGCGATCCTGGGGCACCCGTCGCTCCAGCCGACTGCCAACCCGCCGGCCTAGGCCGTCTCAGACCCGCCGGGCGGCCGGGTAAGCCGCCCACCCCATTCCTGACGGGCCGACAGCGCCCCTGCGAACCCATGGAGCGCACATGCTCGTCAAAGTCATCAAGCCGTTCCCCTACAGCCCGGACGGCATGAACATCGTCCACCACGCTCCGTCCGAAGATCCGGACGCCCGCGTGGAGATTGATGCCCGCCACGCCGTCGGCTTGGCCGGAGAGGGCTACATCGACGGGGAACCCCACGGCCTGACCGCGATCTCGCCGCTGCGCCGCGCCGAATTGATCACGCGCCTGGTCAAGGCAGTGAGGGCTCGGCTTGAGGACACGTCCGACGAGAGCATCCTTGAGGCCATCGCGCGGTTGGACCGCGACGAGAAGGCGCGCGCCGAAGCCGACGCCCAGGAGGAAGGCTATGCTGAACCCGCCGCCGCCGACCAAGCCGCCGCCGCTGGCGATCCCGCCGCATCTGCTGAAGGGCAATCGCAAGGCGAGGCGCCCGATCAGTCCGAGGTAGCGGCCCAAGTAGCCGCAGCCGTCGACATCCCGCCGACCTGGCAGGCGCTGCACCACACCAAGCAGGTCGCCCTCGCCAAGAATTTCGACGCCAGCGTTAAGACCAAGGCCGAGGCTGTCGGCGCCATCGAGGCCGAAGTCGCCAAGCGCGCCGCAGCCTGAGCGAGGGCTTAACCGATGACAACCCCGGTCGATCCCTACGAGAGCTACGGCAAGACGCTGGAATCGTATGGTCGCACCAGCCGGGCAGTTACGCCTGGCGCCGCCGACATTGACCCGGTGCCGAAGGCGGTCGTGTGCCTGACGACCGGCAACATCACCGTTGTTCCGCTCGGCAATTCCGACGATGCCACCGTGGCCTTCGTCGGCGTCCCGGCCGGCTTCATGCCGCCGTTCCGCGTCCGGCAGGTGACGGCCGCCACCGCAACGGTCGCGACGGTCGAGGATTGAGCGTGCCGCTGGTTGTCGAGGACGGGACCGGGGTCGCGGGGGCGGAAAGCTATGCCTCCGTCGACGCGGCCACGGCCTATTGGGTCTCGCGACCGCAGGACGCCAATGCGGCGGCATGGACAGCGGCGGCCGGCGTCGACGGCAAGCAGGAGGGCGCGCTGCGCGAGGGCGCGGCGTTCCTCGACGCAACCTGGGGCCTGCTCTACCGCGGCAGCCGCAAGACTGCCGCCCAGGGCCGCCCTTGGCCCCGCGTGACCCGCGTCGATCTCGATCCGGCCAGGTTCTGCTCCATCGACGACTTTACCGCGGCGCAGGCACTGACCGATCAGCCGCTGTTCGGGGCCGATGGCCTGCAACTGGCCGACCTGCCGGCGGAGATCATCGCGGCGAACATCGAGCTCGCCGCGCGCGCCACGATTGCCCGCCTGGCCGCCGACAAGGACGAGACCGGCTGGTTGAAGAGCCGGACGGTCGGGCCTATCGCGCGAGAGTGGGGCGGTCCAGGCATTCCAGGCGGCTCCTACGGGTTCGTCGACGGCCTGCTGGCGCCGGTGCTGATCGGCATTCGCAACGCCCAATGGACCTGGGCCTGATGGACTACGACCTTCAGGCCAGGCTCGACGCAGCCGAGGAGTTGAAGCTGAAGGCGCAAGGTGGATCGGGCCAGCAGATCACCATCACCACGCCCTTCGTCGGCCAGTTCGACCCCGCCACCGACACGACGACGACCGGCGACCCGACCGTCCGCACCGGCTCCGGCATCGTCATCGAGTACACGACATTCATCCGCTCGGGCCTGCGTAATGAGGCCGGCTCTCTGGTCCAGGCAGGCGACAAGCAGATGCTGCTGTCGGCGCTGGCGCTGGACGGCTCGATACTGACGCCGCCGCCGGCCGTGAACGACAAGGTCACGCTGGAGAACGGCGACAGCTTCACGATCACCAGCCTCGCACCGCTCTCGCCGGCGGGTGTGGCGATCTACTTCGACTGCAATATCCGAGGCGCGAAGTGACCCTCGGCGCCCAACTTCGCGCCTTCAAGGCGAAGTCGATGGATCGCGTCGACACCATCGTGCGCGAGACGACGCGGACCTTCGCCGGGAGCCTAGTGACGGAATGGACGCCACTTGGCGACCCGCTGCTGTGGAAGAACCCGCCGCCGGCCGACTACAAGCCCGGCAACCTGCGGTCCAGTTGGTTCCTGTCGTTCGACCAGGCCTCGACCGAAACCACGCTTCGGACCGACATCCAGGCCTTGAACCACGCCGAACTGCTGGAGGGCACGGTCGCGGGGCGCAAGCTCTACATCACCAACAACGCCGACCACGCCGGCGCCATCGAGAACGCCCATTCGACGCAGGCGCCGATCGGAATCATGTGGGCGGCCGGGGAATTTCCCAACATCGCCGAGCGCATCGCCAAGCAGGTCGCCGGATGAGTCAGCAGGCGATCCGAGGTGCGCTGCAAACCCAGCTCACGACGCTCGGTTGGGCAGATCAGACGGCGTTCGAGGGCATGGCTTTCACGCCGACGACCGGCACGCCCTATCAAGAGGTGACGACCGCCTTCAGCGAGCCGAACAGCTACAGCGTCGGCGCCACCTTCCAGGAGCTCGGCGTCTTCCAGGTCCGGCTACTCTACCCGCTCGACAACTCCGGCATCGGCGCACAGACGACGCGGGCCGAGGCAATCCGGGCGGCCTTTCCGAAGAACCTGGCCCTGCCGGCAGGCGGACCGACCGTGGTCAAGATCATGCGGGCGGGCGCGATCACGCGTGGCGGCCCCGATGGCGACCGCGACGTGACCATCATCCGATTTCGCTTCTCCAATCGCTGAACCGTGCCGATTGCCCTGGTGCTCGGCGGCGCGGCGTGCGTCTGGGATGACCTGCGCGCGGCAAGGGCGCTGATTGGTAGCCGCCACCACATCATCGTGGCCTGCAACTACGCCGGCCGGGACTACCCAGACGACATCGCCGCGCTCTGCACCGAGCACGCCGAGCTGCTGGCGGGCTGGATCGCGGATCGCCGCGGCAACGCCAACTACCGCAAGTTCGTCGCCGGGCCGCACTGGACCTGCCGCAACGCCGAGGTGATCGCCGAGCGCTGGCCAGGATCCTCCGGGCTCTACGCGGTGCAGATCGGGCTCACCGAAATGCAGTGCGCCGCCGCGATCCTCTGCGGAATGCCGCTCGATCACCAGGCCGGCCACTTCATCCGGCCCGGCGCCTGGACCGACACCGCCCACTTCCGCCACGGCTTCGGCCTTGCCCTACCCACCATCGGCGCCAGGGCCCGCAGCATGGGCGGCTGGACCGCCGAACTCCTTGGATCACCCACCGACGCCTGGCTCAACGCCATCTCCGACATCCGCCCGATGGCAGGCCCCACCCGCAAGCTCGCGAGGCCCCCGATGCACCACGTCAAGAACGTCTCCGACGAGACGCAGCGCTTCCACGCCACCGACGAGAGCGGCCTGCCCACCAAGGTCAGTCTCGCGCCGGGCAGGAGCGGCCATTTCGAGATCAACCCTCACCAGGCGGCCTTCCAGACTGGCGCGCTGAAGGTGACCGAGCCCAGGCCCGCTGAAGACGCGCCGGCGCCGAAGCCGCGCGCTCGCAAGGCCGTCGCCAAGAAGCCTGCCGCAAAGCCGGCGAAGAAAGCGGGCCAGCCCGCCTAACCCGGCGCCTCGGCGTCACCTCAACCCTGAAGGACGAAGCCCATGACTGCTTCCTCGCTGGCCACCACCACGGCTGGTTCCACTATCGCGATCTCCGCCGCCGCGCCCGCCGCGAACACCAAGACCGGCTATTCGGCCCTGACCTTTACCGAGATCGGCGAGGTCTCCGACCTCGGCACGCTCGGCCGGACCTACAACACCGTGACCTTCTCCCCGGTGGCGAGCCGCGGTGTCCGCAAGATCAAGGGTTCCTTCGACGACGGCCAGATGCCGTTGAAGATCGCCCACGCACCCGGCGACCCCGGCCAGGTCATCCTCGCCGCCGCGCTGGACGACGATGCCTTCTACAGCTTCGAGCTTACCCTGCAGGACGGGACGATCAAATACTTCCGCGCCCAGGTCTCCAGCTACCCGGTCGAACTCGGCGGCGTGGACTCGATCACCATGAGCACGGTGAATTTGGAAGTCATGAGCGGCACGATCATCACCGTCCTGCCGGCGTAAGCCGCCCGCGGACGCAGAGCAGAACACCTACCCCCCCAAACTTTAAGGACTGGTCGCGCCAGTCCTCCTTTTGGAGACCACCATGTTCGATATCGCCTCCATCGAAGTCAGCGACACGACCGACATCGCGATCATGAACCCCAGCACCGGTGAGCCGCTGATCGGGGAGGACGACAAGGCCTGCACGGTCACCGTCTACGGGCCTGGCTCGAAGCCATTCAAGGCCGCGCAATCGGTCGCCTCCAACCGCGCCATGAAGCGCGTCCGCGCCAAGGGCCGGAACGCCGAGACGACGCCGGACGAAGAGGCCGCCGCAACCGCGAGCTTCCTGTCGGCCATCACCGTGAGCTTCAACAACTTCAACTACGGCGGCAGCGGCGAGCCGGAAGCGATCCGCAGGGCCTATGCCGACCCCAAGATGGGCTGGCTGACCGAGCAGGTGAACGCCGGCGCCGGTGACTGGGCGGCTTTTACGAAGGCTGCCTAGCAGCCCTCACACTTCACGCCCGCCATGCCGCCTGGCTCCACGCCAGGCCCGGAAAGAAAGGCAAGCAGGCCGATAAGCTCTCCAGGATGGAGCGTTTCAAGGCCGACGAGGAAAAGGGCCTCCAGCGCCCGGAATTGGACTTCCCTCCACTGGAAGGCGCGGACCACCTCATCGACTACCTGTTCAGTTGCGGGCCCACCTCCGGCGGCGAGGCGCTCACCTTCCAGGAAATCCGGGCCTGGATGGACCTCACTGGGCGCATCTTGACCGCCTGGGAGGCCGAGACGTTGCGGGTGATCTCGGCGGCCTATGCGTCAGAGGCCTTTTCGGCGTCGGATGTGGACCGGCAACCGCCCTACAGGGCAACGCCATTCGCCAGGGAAGCGCCAAGCCGTGAGGACGTCAGCGACCGGCTCAAGGCGGCCTTCGAGCTGCTGGAGCGGCAGGATAAGGGCAGGAGGGACTAGGCGAGGGCGTGCGTTAGAATTTCGTATCGACGTGTGGGAAGCCGGTGAAGGCAGACTTTTCGCAATGGCCGCGCCAAAAGAGGGCTATCCGCCTGGGGCCAATCCCGCTCTCGAAGTGCATGAAGTGATCGCCGGTCTCGCGGGAGATCGAGTTTAGGGTGTCCTCATGCTCGCGCGGCGTATCTACCGTCCGCTTTTCAAGGACTAGGTCGACAGGCGTCACCTCGACAAAATCGCTTTGGGCGTGGCAGTCGGCCTCACACCACTTCTTTGCGTCGAGGTCGATGCGATAGACGGTCGTGTACGGCTTGGTCTCGTCCTTGACGAGCGCCGGAACGAGTGTGCGGAGCGAGCCAGTGCATGTGAGATCGAACGCAGCCGTCTGAGCCTCCGCCGTGCAGGACAACAGCGACCACGTGACCGCGACCAGGCCAAGGTTGATCGTAAGCCGTGCCATCGTTTGGATTCTCCGCTTTTGGCGAAGGTGGCGCCGAATAGTTTGGCCGCCTAGTCGATTTTGCCCGGCCGAAGGGCCGTCTCGATCATGGCGCGAATGGCCTCAGGTCTCGTTGGTTTCGGATCAGGCTGGCGGCCTATCCAGGCGTCAAGATCCGCAAGAGTTCGCGGCTGAAGGCGCACCTGAACCGGCGTCCCTTTTCCGGTAGGGGCAGGCCCTCGCCTCAGTCTCGCAGGTGGTGGACGACTTGAAGGTAATCGGCGTGCACTCCAGGCCAGCAAGGCGCGCCTCGATTATCCTGAAATGAAGCATCATAAGCGCCTTGTGAACTTCATCTGCGAGAAGGCGATCTTCAGCGTAGTCAGCCATCTTGGTTCCCCCATCGACAAGCTGAGCCACCAACTCGACGGATGCAACCACGCGGGGTAGCATCGCTCGATCTTGGGGAGGAACGACGATGCGGACGTTGGCGGTGATCCTGATGGCCAGCTTGGCGCTTGCCCACGCGTCGACCGCAGCTCCGCCGAAAGCAAAGCCCCATTCTCCGTCGAGTAACCCCCGCTGTGCGACGCTGAGGCAGGCCATCGAGGACTCCGTCAAGCAGATGGGCGCGATCGAGGCTGACGGCGCTGCCGACAACAGCGCTCCTCGCGCCACGATGAGGGCCGGCCAAATCTCCAACCAGCAGGCGGAGATTCAGAACAACATCCTGCTGATGAGGTCGAATAGTTGCCCGGCATACGAGGGGTCGTTGTCGTCAACGACCTACCTCTTGCCGGCCCTGGATTGCGCCACGTCAATGCTGCAGGACAGCACGAAGAGGATATTGGCCCAGCCTGCGGCCGGATCGGCGCAGGACTCCGATACCTCGAAAGTCTGTGACCGGGCGTCCTGGAAACCCGGGAAAGCGGGTTAGCCAGCGTCGGGTCTCGTTCGATGGGCCAAGGAAGAAGCGCCGCTAGCGCTTCAGGGGGCCGCCCATGGTGCGCGATAGTTCCTCAAGAACCTGACGAGCTCGCCCGAACGTAGCGGGGCGCAGTTCCGATGCCGCTTCCAGCCCCACCAAGGCCAGGTCGATCATCTCATTGACCGTCGCCTGGTCTATGAGTCCGCGGCTCTTCAATACGCCCAGCACCGAAGTCATGAGCGCGGAGTGCGCCAGGACGATGCCGGCCGTCTCTTCGAAATCCGAGATCTGTTGTTCGGTCATCCGCGCCTCGTGTGCGGCCGAAATCTATCACGCTAAGCCCAGGAGGCGAACCGATGACGATTGACGTCGCCAGCCTGGTCTTCGAGTTCGATTCCACGCAGGCCAAGCAGGCGGCGGCGGACCTGGACATGGTCACGGCGGCCGGCGACCGCCTCGATGCGTCGGCCCGCCGTGTCCAGACCGCCACGCAGCTTGCCGGCATCGGCATGCAGAGCGCCAACGGCGCGTCGACGACCGCGACGAAGAACGCCACAGACCTGGCGAACGCGCAGGGCGCGGTCGGAAAGGCGACGCGAGCCTCCACGGCAGCGTCCGCCGCCGCCGCCGCCCAGCGCGCCCTCGACGCCGCCGCCATGCGGGAGTTGGTCCTTGCCTCGAAGCAGTACGAGGCGTCCCTGGCCGCTCAAGCCCGTGAAGAGGCCGCCGCCGCCGCGTCCAAAGCGCGCCTCGCCACGCAGGTCGACAACATCCTCGGCCGCATGGACCCCCTGACGAAAATCCAGAACACGGCGGCGGCCAGCACGGCGAAACTCGACCAGGCGCTCGCCGCCGGCGTGATCACGGCTGAACAGCACGCCAGCGCGACTGCGAAAGTCGCCACCGCGGCTGAGGCTGGCGTGGCCGGTCTCACGCACCTTGGGTCTGGCGCGAAGGTATCAGGCGCCGCGATGCAAGAACTGACCGGTATCGTCAGGCACTCCATCGACGCGCTCGCGGCCGGCGCGAACCCGGCGATCGTGCTCGCTCAGCACACCGCGAGCCTCGCGCAGGTGTTTGGCGGCGGGCAGGGCGGTCTAGGAGCTGTGCTCAAGGCCGTAACCAGCCCGCTCGGGCTCATGATCACAGGTATCGTTGCAGTTGGCGCTGCCATCGTGGGCACGATCAGCCTGGTGGGCAGCTACAACAGCCACATCAAGGAGTTGTCCGACCTGAGCGCAGGCGTTGGCGCTGCGGCGGGGGCGAATGCCGACCAGATCTCAGCGGCGGCCGACCGCATCTCGAAGGACACCGGAAAGTCGTTCGGCAGCGCCGAGCAATCGGTCCTGACCCTCGTCCAGACCGGAAAGATCGGTGCCGGCGCCTTCGTCGCCTTTGGCGACAGCGTCGACAAATATGCCGACGAAACGGGCCTCAAGGCTGTCGACGCCAACAAGGAACTTGCGGCGGCCTTGGCCGACCCCGCCAAGGGCCTTGCGACAGTCAACGACCGGCTGAACTTCCTCAACGCGACCCAGGTCGACAACATCCTGAACCTGCAGAAGCAGGGCGACCTCTCGAAGGCCGATGACGCGATCCTGGCTGCGCTCTCCATCCGCCTGGACGATGTGACCCATCGTACCGGCCTCTGGTCGTCGGCCATGGGCGGCGTCGCGAACGCGTTCCATGCGGTCCACAGCGCGGTCGGCCAGTTCTTCTCGTCGGACCCAGTGAAGACCGCTCAGGATTACTCCGGCTTTGGCGCCAATCCGGTGATCGACGCCCAAGCCGCGCAGGCCGCCGCGAACCAGCGGAAGGCCGCCGGCATTCAGACAATCCAGCAGGCGTCCGGCCTGGTCGACAAGGACGATCTCGACGGCACCCAGAAGCTTACCGCGCTCCAGAGCAACCTGACGCTCGTCACCAAGGCTCTCGCGGACGCCCAACTCTACGACAAGGATGCGGTTTCCGGCCTGGCGACCGAGCAGAATGCGCTTCAGCACGCCGTCACCACCTACGTCCCGGCGGCCCAGAAGGCGCACGATGTCTCGGTCGCGCAACTGGCGGTTACGAACGCCCATACGCCGGCTCAAAAGGCCGCTGCTGCGGCCAGTTTGGTGCGCGCCCAAGCCGAGGGCGACGTGGTGACTGCCACGCAATTGGGCGTGAAGGCCTCCGATGCCGCGACCGAGGCGTCGGCCAAGCAGGTGGTTAAGGGCGAGAGCCACGCGCAGACCTTGGCGCGAGAGGCGGCGGCGACGACCGCGACGACAGCAGCAAACCTCAATCTCGCTCAGGCCTATGGCGTGTCTTCCGCGGCCGCTTTCCAGGCCCAGGCTCGCGCCGAGGCGGTCGGAAAGGCGACCAAGGACAAGGGCGACATAGACGCCTTCGTCCAGCGCCAAGCCGACCTGAACGCATCGAAGTCCGCAGTCGACGGCGCCAAGAGCGCGGCCGCCCTCGACCAGCAGACGGCCGCCCAGAAATTCGCGACGCAGGCGGTTCTCGACGGCACGAAATCCGCCACCGAGGCCAACCAGTCGATGCAAGAAGGCCTGACCATTTCAGCGCTGACGGCCATCGCTGACCAATCCAGCGCGAAGGCCAAGGCCGTGCTGCTCGATGTGGTCCAGCGGCTCAAGGTCGCCCAGATCGAGCACAACGATGCGGTGCGAGACGGTGTTCTCGCCGCCCAGCAGGCAACCCAGAGCAACAACATTGCGATGCTTCAACTGGAGTTGTCCCTGGTCGGCGCCACGAACAAGGAGCGCGCGGTCGCCCTCGCTCAACTGGCCGAACAGCAGCGCCTTGAGCAGATCCAGAAGGGTCTATCCGCCACGCCGCAGGGCGCGGCTCAGGTGGGCGCCGCGAGCGCCGCTGCTGCCCTGGGCGTAGACGTGAAACAAGCGAACGACGCATACAACCTGAGCCTGTCGCGCACATCTGATCTCCTTCAGGAGATCGCCACGCACACCGCTGCCGTAACTAGCGGCCTGGTCGATGGCTTCGGCAAGGCCGGGACGGCCTTGGGCGGCCTCCTCAACGCGCAAACGGCCTACGCCGCGACGCAGGCGAAGCTCGCCCAGGATGAAGCGGCACAAATCCTCAAGGTGGGCGCGGGAACGAAAGCTGCCGCCGACACCGAGGTCGAATACGCGAAGAAGCGCCAGGACGCCGAGGTCGAGGCCAACCTGGCGTCGCTGGACAGCTTCAAATCGCTCTTCGGCACGAAGACGGCGGCCTACAAGGCCCTGAACGACATCGAGACGGCCTATCGCGTCGTCCAGCTCGCCGGCATGGCCGAGGCTGCGGTTGTGGATGCGGTCCACACTGCGGAATCCATCGGCAACTCCCTGGCGCGGGGCGCGGCCAGCGCTGCGGCCGGCGCCGCGAAGATGTTCGAGGAGTTGGGTCCATTCGCGTTCCCGGTCGTGGCGGCGATGGTCGGCACCCTTGTGGCGCTGGGCCTGAGCCTGAGTGGTGGTGGCGGCGCGACCGGCGCGACGGACGCCGCCGATCGCCAGAAGGCGCAAGGGACCGGCAGCGTCCTCGGTGATCCGACGGCTACCTCGCAATCGATCGCCAACGCGCTGTCGATCGCCACGGCAAATCAAAACCAAGACCTGCAGTACTCATCGCAGATGGTGACGTCGCTGCGCAGCATCGACTCCAACATCTCGACGCTCACCGCGGCCCTGGCCCAGGAATTGGGCGTTGGCGGCGCCTTCGATACGTCGAAGCTCGACCTCGGCACATCGACCAGCGGGCCAGGCCTGTTGACCAGGATCCTGGCGCCGATCTCGAACCTGCTGCCCGGCCTGTTTGGATCGAAGACCACCAACACCCTGCAGGACCAGGGCATCACGTTCACGCCCCAGACGGTGTCGCAGATCGTCGCCGCAGGCATCCAGGCGGCCAGCTACAACGAGGTCTCCAGCGAGACGAAATCGTCGTTCCTGGGGATCACCTACAGCGACAAGACCAAGCTCAATACAACCAACACGCCGCTGGACGCCGACGTCTCGGGCGACATCACCCGCATCATCGGATCGCTGGAAAATGGCGTCCTGGCCGCGGCGAACACGCTGGGCATCCAAGGCGCCAAGGCGACCATCGACGCGATGACCTTGAGCCTAGGCACGGTGAGTCTGAAGGGCCTGACCGGGTCGGCGCTGACCGACGCTGTGAACGCGGTCTTCAGCAAGGCCGGCGACGACATGGCCGCGGCGATCATGCCGATGATCAGCCAGTTCCAGAAAGCGGGCGAGGGCGCTTTCGAGACGCTGACGCGGCTGGCGACCGACTACCAGGATGTCGACGTCTCTCTCGAAAGCATCGGCAAGACCTTCAACGGTGTCGGTGTCGCCTCGATCGCCGCCCGCGAGAACCTGATCACGTTGGTTGGTGGCGTCGACAACCTGACGAGCGAGACCTCGGCGTTCGCGACCGAGTTCCTGACCAGCGCCCAGCAACTCGCGCCGGTGCAGGCCGCGGTCACCGCCGAGATGGCCTCGCTGGGCTACTCGGCGGTCACCACCAAGACCCAGTTCGCCGCCCTTGTGCAGGGGATCGACGTCAGCACCGATGCCGGCGCCGAGCTCTATGCCGCGCTACTGGCCGTGGCGCCAGCCTTTGGCAAGGTCGCTGACGCCGCGATGGCCGCTGCCCAAGCGACTGCCGATCAGGCCGTGACCGATGCGCAGAGCGCCGTCGACGCGGCCCGCCAGACGCTCACCGACCAGTACAATGCCGAGCAGACCGCTCTCCAGGGCGCCATCGACGCGAACCAGGCGTTCGTGACCTCGCTCCAGGCCTATCGAACCAGCCTCGACACCAGCGACGCGGCGTCGAACAGTCCGACGCAACAGCTTGCGGTGACGCGGGCGCAGTTCGAGCAGCTTGAGGCGCTCCCGGCCGGCGACGCGACCCGGCTTGCGGGCTTGCAAGCCGCCGGCGAGGCCTTCCTGGCCGCCTCGAAGGCCGCCGCGCCCACGCAGGCCGCCTACAACAAGGACCTGGCCGAGGTGAAGCGCGCGACGGATGCCTCGGCCACTGCCGCGCAGAGCAACGTCGACCTGGCGCAATCCCAGCTCGATGCCCTGAACGCCTCGGTCACCGGCCTGATCACGCTAAACACCACGGCCACGCAAGGCGCCATCGACATCGTCGCGGCCATCGGTGGCCTGAACGCGGCCCTGAGCGCGCTCGCTGCGGCGCAGACCACCGATGCGGCGATTGCCGCTGGCGGAGCGACGACGCCAGCCACGACCCTGGCCACGGACACCACCACGACCACGGCGACAACCACGCCCACCAACGACAACCTCGCCTCTGCCAACACCAACACGCCGGCCCCGACCGCCACGAGCCTCCCGCTCGACCAAGCCGCCCAACTGGCGGCTCTGGCCGCCCAGCAAGCGGCCGGCTATGTCGGCGCCGGCGCGTCCAGCGACCTCCACGAGCAAAAGTTCGCGACCGGCGGCGCCTTCACCGTCGCGGGTCCTTCAGCCGGAGACCATGTCCCGGTCGACTTCATGGCCAACGGCGGCGAGCGCGTGAGCATCGACCGCGCCGATAGCACGGCAGCCCTGGCCGACCAGGTAAGGGCGCTGATCGTCGAGGTCACCGCCCTGCGCGCGGCGGCCGAGAGCACCGCGCGGACGAACGCCTCGATGGAAGCCCGCGAGGGCAAGCGCGACATCCGAGGCCTCTACGTCCGCGGCGAGCAGCCCGACGATCCGGTTTCGACCAAGGAGGCGGCTTAGTGGATGTAATTCCGCCGAATTCCGATGGCCTGACTACCATCACCGAGGCCATGCTGACGGTGACGACCGTCCCTGAGACCGCGCCGGCTGCCTACAGCTCCGGAACGACCTACGCCCTGGGCGCCCAGGCCAGCGACCTCTCCGCCAACCTGATCCTGGTCTATGTCAGCCTGCAGGCCGCCAACACGGGCAACACGCCGGCCACCTCGCCGCTCTGGTGGCGCCTGATCGGCCGCACCTACCCGGTCTACAGCTCCGGCCACACCTACGCCCTGGGCGATCGGGCTATCGATGCGGTCAACCACCTCGAATATTCGAGCCTGACCGCCAGCAACACCGGCAACCCGCTCACCGACGACACCCATTGGGTCCAGAACGGTCCTACGAACCGCTGGGCGTCGCTGGACCTCAACCGCAGCACCGGGACGACCTCGCCGTCGCCGATGACCTACGCCATCGCGCCAGGCAAGCGGGTGGACTCGGTCGGCCTCGCCGGCATGGTGGCGGACAGCTACACGATCTCGATCACCAAGGACGGCGCCCCGATCACGACCGACGTCTATCCGTACACCGAGAACCTGAGCACTCGGGTTGTGCTCGGCTGGCGGGATTGGCTTACCAAGCCGTTCACATTTCGCGCGGCTTCGGCGCGGTTCGACCTGCCGCTGATCTCCGGCGCGGTGATCACCATCACGCTCACGCGGGCGTCGGGCGACGTGACCCTGGGCGCCTTGTTCGTCAACCGCGGCGTCGATCTTGGCGACACCGAAACTGACCCGCAGGACGACGCCGAGAACTTCTCCACCTTCGACCGCGACATCGAGGGCACGGCGACGGACTTCATCCCGCGCCGCCTGCTGCCGCTGGTCACCCTGGGGAGCTTGGCCGACGCCGAGCGGACGCCGGAGATCCGCGACACCCGCGACGCTCTCCGGGCCACGCCGGCCTTCTGGTGCGGCATCCGCGACGTCACCGACCCCTATTTCGAAAGCATGGTCACCGTGGGTGTCTGGAAGAGCTTCAAGATCACCCCCGGCTATGGCGGCGCGCGCTGCGACATCACCCTCGAGGAGGCCTAACAGATGCCCACGCCTCCTACCCCGATCACGCCGCTTCCCACGCCGATCCCGATCACCTCCGACCCGGCCGACTTCGATGCTCGCGCCGATGCGACTTGGACCGCTCTGCCGGACACCATCACCGGCATTGGTGATGCCGCCGAGGTGACCTACGCGAACGCTGTCGAGGCCGCTGCGTCAGCTTCCGCCGCTGCCTCCTCGGAGATCGTCGCGGCCGCCGCTATCGCCTCCACGAACTACGCCGCTTCGAGCGCGTCCAGCCTATCGCTCACTGCTGGGGCGAAGACCATCGTCCTCGACCAAGCCGGCAAGAGCTTCGCGGCCGGCGACATCGCCGCCGCCATCCGCCGGAGCAACCCGAACCAGCGGATGTTCATGACGATCACCGCCTGGGATTCCAACCGCACGATGACGGCCAGCGTCGCGTCGGACAACATCCTGGGAAGCGGCGGCCCCTTCACCGACTGGATCATCGTGCTGGCCATCTGGGCGACGCCTGGGGCTGTGGCGGCCGACGTCTGGGCGGGCGACTCGACCTATCTGGCGGTCACGACGGCGGCGCTCACCTCCTCGGCCGCCTTCGGCACGCTCACCGACGCCTCGACAGTCGCCTGGGATATCGCCACCCAAGGCTTCAACGCGCGCGTCACCATCACCGCCAATCGGCTGATCGGCGCCCCGACCGGTTTGCAGGACGGGCTCACCTATTCCCTGGTCGTCGTGGAGAACGGCGCCGGCGGCTGGACGCCGACCTGGGCGTCTATCTGGGATTTCGGCGCGGTGGGCGCGCCCGCCTTCAACACTGGGGCCGGCAAGGCCAATCGGGTGTGGGCGCAGTACGACGCCACCAGCGCCAAGCTGATTGTCAGCGCCTGGAAGCCGGCATGACCTTTCCCTTCGCCTCGATGCTGGTGGCGCCGCGCGCCCTGTTAATCGAATGGTTTATGATCGGCTCAGGCGGCGGCGGCGGCGGCGTGGTTGGCGGATCGACGGGCGCGGCCGGCGGCGGCGGGGCTGGTGAGCCCAAGTCCGGCACAGCGGCGCTGCCGACAGGCTCGGTCATCCATTGGGATCCGGGCTTGGTCGGCTCATCCACGCCAGACGGGACCCCCATACCAGGAACCGCCGCGACCTTTGGGTCGCTCGCCGCCTGCGCCAGCGGTGGCTACGGAGGGGCCCCGACAGACGACGGCGGCCCAGGCGGCGCCGCGGCGGGCGGCGGCGGCGGTGACGGCGGCGGTGGCTTCGGAGCAGGCGCTGGTGGAACTGGCGCGCACGTTGGCGGGGCCGGAGGCTTGGGGAGCGCCGGTGCGGGCGGTGGCGCGGGCGCGGACGCGTCTGGCTCGACGCCTGGTGCGGGCGTCGTCTCATCCATCAACGGCACGCCAACTGAATATGGGCGTGGCGGGGGTCCGACCGGCGCGGCCGGCATTCCATCCACGCCCGGCGGCGGCGGCCAGGGCGCGAACATCTCGGGCGTGCCATCTGGCGATATCAATACTGGCTTCGACGGCTTTCCTGCGCGACTGGTCGTTCGCTACGTCGGTCCGCAGAGCGCGACTGGCGGCACGATCACCACGGACGGAACCCACACCATCCACACCTTCGGCGCCACGGCTGACGATTTCACGGTGAACTGACGCATGTCCTCCTACGCCATCCGCAGCGGCGGCCAGCTCGTGCGCGTCTCGGCCACCAGCGGCTTTGCCACCACCCAACTGAAGATCGTCACCCAGGAAGAGGCCGCATGGTCCTTCGCGGCCATCGGCACGGTGATCGCCTTCGAGGCCACGGTGTTGCCGGGCGCGGTCAACGGCTGGTCGCCGGCCGACTTCGAGCGCTGGCAGGTGCTCAGCTTCGATGACCCGACACCGCCGGACGGCGAGCAGCTCGTCTCGACCGACCTGGCGGAGGTCGATGGCGCCGTCGTGCCGACCGGCCACTTCGCGGCCATTCCGCCGCCGGCCGAGGTCACCCGCGCTCAAGGCCGACTGCAACTGACCTCGGAGGGGCTTCTCGACACGGTCGACGCCTACGTGGCCGCCCTTGATGCCTCCGTGGCGCAGAACGTGCAGGCCAAGGAATATTGGGCCTCCACAGGCGTGTTCCGCCGAGACAACGCGCTGCTGAATGCCATGTGGGCCGCGTTGGGCCGCACCAGCGACCAGTTGGACGCCACCTTCCGCGGCGCCGCAGCCTTCCCGCTCTAGCCGACGTCCGCCGGAGAACCGCACCATGTCCAGGCTGGGTCTCGGTATCGGCCTCTATGTTCCGGTCACCGCGCTGGTGCTGGTCGATCTTGCGCTGGATGGCGCGCCGGCGGCCGGCGTCGCTGGCTCAGCGAATGTCGTAGGCCTCACGGCGGGATCGACCCTCACCCTGACCAACACCGTGGGCGGCGTTTACAGCCTCGCCGGCACGGTGCTGAGTTGGACCAGCGCCGTCGCCAGCGGGACCGATCACCCGGTGCTGCGCGAAACGCTCGGCAGCGCCTCGAATTCACCTCACGACACGACGCTCAGCGTCGTCATCCCGGGCGGCTCGGGCGGCGCCCTGGACTTCACTGATCCCGCCGGAACCGGCGACGGCCTCGCTACCGGCGTCATCTAAGGAACCATGCACATGCGCTTGATGAAGATCGGCCTTTTGGCCGCGATGGTGTTCGCCTGGTCGTCGGCGGCGATCGCCAGCGACGACAGCGTCACCGCGAAGAACGCCTCGCTCACGTCGGTGACCTTCTGTTCGAAGGATATCGGCTCCGGCGTAATGGCCTCCTGCCAGGTGCCTGTTGACCCTGCCACCGGCGCCAAGATCAGCCCCATGCCCAAGAAGGGCGGCCAGGTTGGCGGCCTGAGCTTCTTCGTGGCCAACACGCCCACGATTCAGGCCGCAGCCTACGCGGCGGGCAACTGCATGGGCGGCTTCCAGGCCATCACCGTGACAGGCACGGCCGGCGCGACCGGCACGCTGCACTCGTTCCAGATCCAGTCCAAGGCCGGCCTGGCGACGGCGAAGCAGATCTACGTCTTCACCTCGAACCCGTCGTCGTCGACCTGCACCGACAAGGGCACATTCACGATCGCCTCGGCGGATCGGGCGAAGCTGCTCTCCACCTTCTCGGTTACGCCGGCGATTCCGTCCGGCGACACCGGGTCATATGGCGAAGCGACCGGCATGGGGCGTGCTTTCGCCACCTCCGGCAACGGAAACCTCTACATCGCGGTAGTCGAGACGGCAGCGGAAACGCCGGCCTCCACGTCGGACCTGATTGTTTCGATCGGAGGCTACATTGATCAGCCGTAAGCTCGTCGCCGTAGCCGCGCCGGTCGCTGTGATCTGCTGCTTCTCAAGCGCCGCGAACGCCATCCCGCCAGTCCAGACCGTGTCGGTGCTTGCCAGCCACAGGCATTTGTCGATCGCCACTTACAATCCGCTGGGCTACTTCCCCAACGTCGATGGGGCCCTCATGTCGACTGCCGCGTCCATCGGCGTCACCAATGCCCAGACCTACACCGTGAGCTGGTGGCAGTGGGGGCAGCACGTCAACCCGTCCAGCACGAACGATACCAAGTTCGCGAACACCGGCGGCTATTCCACCAACGGCGCCAATTGCGAAAGCCCTCATGACGGGTTCTGCGCCGCGTTCGACAATTCCGGTGCGTTCATGCAGAACAGCTTCCTCGACGCCTCCGGCGCGGGCCCGAATATCTCTGGGACCGGCTCTGGCGTCATGGCCAACCAAGTCTGGACCCACTACCTCTTCTCGATCAACCTCGCGACCGGCAACGCCGCCGTCTATGTGAACAACACCAATGCCCGCGCCTCGGGGCTCTTCACCGTGCCGACGATCGCGAGCGTGACGCCCGATCTGAACGCGGTCGGCGGCTTCGGGCTGCTGAACGGCCACAAGCTCACCGACCAGGGCTGGGGCTACCAGGCCGACTTCTTCCTCTCAACTGATGACACGGTCTGCAAGGGTACGTCGCCGATCACCGTCGGCGGCATCAGCTATGCCTGCGCCGCGGCGAATACCGTCCCCGCGGCCCTGCTGGCGAAGTTCATTTCTCCGGCCGGGGCGCCCGTCGATCCTGGTTCCACCTGCGCTAACCCGACCAATCGCCAGCCGGAACTGTGCTTCGCCGGAAGTGGCTCTGACTATCTGGTGAACAAGGGCTTCGCGACCAATATCTCTGGCGCGAACGCCGCCAATTGGGCCTATGTGCCCTGGAGCGCCGGGGCCTTCATCTCGCCCGCGCCGTACGGGCCACTGGGCATTCCTGCCGGGCAACCCACCATGCGCTGGCATCAGGGACGCACCGGTGCTGGCGCCGGCCTAACCACCATCACCACAGACGCCGCCAGTTCGCCCATCGTCACCGGCGAGCTGCTGGTGATCACGCTGGTTGGCCAGGATAGCTCGGGAACCGGCAACCACTCCCTGTCGTGCCCGACTGGCGGAACGACGACCTTCACCGCCCTGGGCCCGGAGATTCCCGCCGGCCAGAACACCAATTCCATCATCTGCTATGGCGTCATCGGCGCCGGCGAGACGGGCGCCTATGCCTTCAGCTGGACCGGCGCCTTCACGAAGACGGTGGGCTGGCAGATGAGCGAATATGCCAACGTGTCCGCCGTCGACACCGCCGCCAGCGGGGCACAGATCAACGCCTCCAGCACGACCTGTCAGAACCCGAATCTTACGACCAGCGTCGCCAACGAGACGGTGGTCAGCTGGTGCATCGACAGCAATGCCGTCACCAAGACATTCGGCCCGCCGCCGAACGGCTTCAATCAACAGCGCATCAAGTCGGTATCCGGGCCCGAGGTGATGATCAACACCATGTATAAGGTCGGCCTCGGCGGCTCGACCTCCAACCCCATCACCATGAGCGCCGCCGACGCCTCTGCGGGATACACCCTCGGCCTCAAGCCCTAAGCCGTTCGCTCGCTGGCGCGCTTTCCAGGCATCCGGCCACAAGAAGGGTCGAGCCATGAACTTGACCCGCGCGCTGGCCCGCGCCCGCGAGGACGGCCTGGAAGATGAGTTCCGGGCCTTCCTGCACCGTTTTTTCGGGATCACGGCCGCGGTGCTGGTCGTTGATATGGCGAACTTCACGCGCGACACCGAGCGCTCCGGCATCGTCCACGAGATGCTGGCGATCCACGACTTCGAGCGGGTCGCCGCGCCGATCATTGGCCAGCATGGCGGCCGACGCGTGAAGACGGACGCGGATGCGATATTCGCGCTCTTCGCGGAAGTCGCGCAGGCCGGCGCCGCTGGTCATGAAATCCTCGCCGCAACCATCGGCAGCGCTGCGGTCGGCTTCGGCGCCATCCTCGATTTCGGTGACGAGATCATGGGCTCCGAGGTGAACAAGGCGGCGAAAGCCCAGCAGCGCCACGCGCAACACGGCGTGGTCGAACTCACCGAAGCCGCGGCGAAAGCCGCCGGCCGATCCTTCCAGGCCCCCAGGAGCGCGTCATGACCACCACGACCGTCACGCCGGCAACCCTTGCCGCAGCGCTTGCCGCAGCGAAGCCTGGCGACACCCTGTCCCTCGGCGGCGGCGCCTATGGCGATGTCGTCTTTCGCCGGCCGGGCGTGACGCTCAGCGGGCCGAAGAATGCCGTCCTGAACTCGCTGACGATCATGTCGCCGGCCGCCAACGTAGTTGTCGAGGGCTTTACCGTCGATCTGACCCCGACCGCCGCCACGATCACGAGCACCGGCGTCGTGCGCGCTGTGAACATGAGTGGCGTGACCATCCGCGACCTGACCATCACCGGCGGCCCGGCGGTCAAGGGCTGTGCGCAGACGGCCCTGGCCGGCGCTCAAAGCGCCTTCGGCGGCAATGTGCTTGGTCTTCCGACGGCCACTGGCATCGTGATGGACGGCGTATCGAACTGGTCGGTGGACGGCTGCAGCATTTCCAAACTATTTGCTGGTATCACCACCTGCGGCGAAAACTTCCAGATCACCAACAACGAGATCTTCGATCTTCGAACGAGCCCGATCCACGGCACCGTCTGGGGCGACGCCACGATCATCGGCAACTACCTCCACGATTCCACGCCCTGGAACTTCGGTGGCTCGGGCGATCATGGCGACTACATCCACCTCTGGACCGACCCGGCGAAGTCGTCCGCGCCCATCGCCAATGTCGTCATCACCGGCAACCATATAGAGCAGGGCGCTGGCGGCCAGATGCTCGGGATCAACCTCCAGGCCACGCCGCAGGCCGCCACCGGCCTGGGCTTCGCTGCGCCAGTCATCGATGGCAACCTGATCCTTAGCGGCCATGCCGAGGGCATCCGCACCGAGGCGGCGGCCGGCGTCGCCATCACCGACAATATCCTGCTCCAGACGTCCGGCGGCCCGAAGGATGCACCCAGCATCCTGCCGACCTACGGCTCGACGCCGATCCTTCAGCGCAACCTGGCCGTCGACCTCTATGGCTACATGGCCTCCGATCGGAGCAACATCATCATCCCGACGGGCACGGTGATCGCGCCATGGATGCTGGCGGTGGCACGCGCTCAGTTCGCCGCGAACAGCGCGGCGGCCTAATCCTCCAACAGTTCGAAAGGAGCGGTCATGGCCGCCACCAAGCCCGCGCCTGCGTCCGACGCCGCGCCCGCGTCGCCGAAGATCGCCACGGCCGACGTGGCCAAGATGATCGCCGACGCCGTCGCCAAGACCGCCGCGCCGCCGCCGGCCGAACAGGTAATCCCGTGGTTCATCCCGACCTGGCCCGTGGTGCTGGGGGTCGGTCTCTACGCGATGAGCTTCTGGGTGCTCTACATCCTGGCGCCGGCCAAGCACGAAGGGCCGAGCGAGCTGTTCAAGACCTTGGCCAGCGCGGTGATCATCACCGCCTTCATCAACGGCGTGGTGGCGGCGGTCTACACGGCGGCCCGCGACAGCCAGAAGAAGAACGACACCATCGCCGCCCAGGCCCGCGCGATCGCCGCGCAATCCCCAACCGCCCCGTAAGCCGCCTCCCCAGTCACCCCGTACTCCAGAGGACCGCCCGTGGCCGACGACACCGACCGCGCGCCGCATCGCGCCCGCAGCCGCTTGCCGGGCGACGACGCCCTGCACGAAGGCCATTACCGGGAAATCCTCGCCAGGCTTGGCGGCCTCGAGGATCGGGTGAGCGAGATCCGCGAGGATTCCCGTGAAGCCCGCGACGCCACCACGAGGCTTGCCGCCGCGGCCGAGGCCCAGGACCTGCCCACGCGAATCGCCGAGGCTTTCGCGGCCGTCCGAGGTGAGGAGGTGCGCGCCCGCGCGGACCTGCAGAACACCTCGAACAAGATCACCGACGAGATGCGCCGAGGCCACGACGACCACGAGGAGCGCCTGAAGCGCCTGGAGACCTTCAAGGACAAGGTCCAGGGCGCCGGCGGCTTCCTCAGCTTCATCGCCAAGAACATGCCCTGGCTGGTGGCGATCGCCATGGCCGGCCTGGCCGGCCTGGGCTTCAAGGCGCACAATCCGTGACCCTGGCCAGCATCCGTTCCGCGAACCCGCTGGCGGCGTTCTGCATCACCAAGACCATCGGCCTCGAGGGCGGCCTGGTCGACAGCGCGGCCGACCCGGGCGGCCTCACCGACTACGGGATCTCGTTGCGAGCGGCGCTCGCGCAGGTCGCCCTGCACCCCGACGAGCTGGCGCTCTACGACGTAGACCACGACGGCCACCTCGACCGCCGCGACATCGCTGGCCTGACCCAGGACGAGGCGGCCGACATCTACCTGGCCGACTGGTGGACGCCGGGTTGGTACGCCCGGATGGCGCCCCAGGCGATCGCCTGGAAGTGCTTCGACATCGCGGTCAACACCGGCCCCAACCGCGCGGCGCGCATCCTCCAGCAGGCGCTGTGCGACGTGGGCGCTGCCGTCCCGGTGGATGGCGTCGTCGGGCCGGTGACGGGGCTCACCGTGCGCGGGCAGGCCAGCAAGGACCGGGGTGTCCGGCTGCTGGCCGCCATCCGGGCCGAGCAGGCCAAGTTCTACCGCGGTCTCGTAGCCGCGCAACCCAAGCTCAAGACCTTCCTGGCCGGCTGGCTCAACCGCGCCACCGCCTGATGCCTCGAGACCGCGACGGCCTGTTCTTGCTCGTGGCCACCGTCGTCGCTCTCCTCATCCTTTTCCTTTTGGCCAAGCTGGTCCTGAACAGGGGTTCCCATGCGTCTCTTCTTCGCCGTCGCCGCTCTGCTGATCGCAGCTACGTCCGCGAGCGCCGCGCCGGCCGCGCTTGATTGCAACCAGTTCCACATCGACCCGGCGGCTAACCAGCAACTCGCGCCCACGGCGGCGACCCATCCGCCGGGCTCCTGCCACATGCGCCACGCTGCCAACGGGATGCAGCTCCCCGACCCTCTGTGCACGCCCGGAGCCGTCAATCCGACGGTCACCGGAGACGTGCTGCGCAATCCGAAGTTCCGCACCACCTGCGTCCGTGACAAGGGCACCTCGGCCGATGCCAAGCGCCAGACCTACGTCTGGTATGGGATCACACCGCCGGCCAACAACGCCACCGGCGCGACCCAGATTTGCGAACTCGACCACCTGGTCAGCATCGGTCTGGGTGGCTCCGACGACCTGGCGAACATCTGGCCGCAGTGCGGCCCTGCGAACGTCCAGGTCGGCCAGCGCGAGTTCAAGGTGAAGGACGCCCACGCCGAGCTTGGCCTGATGCGCGACATCAAAGCTGGCGCGGACCTGCCGACGATCCAGCGGAATGTCGCGCAGGACTGGACGCAGTTCATCGTGGCGCCCGGCGCCCACTGAAATCCCGAGTTCTCCCGCGCTCAGCGGGCCTTCCTGACATCGTTGGAGAGAAAAATGGAACACCCACAGTTCGCCTACACCGGCGCGACTCCGCCGAAGGGCTACGTCGGGTTCGTCAACATCCAAGAGACCGAAGGCGGCGTGCGCTTCAGCATTCGAAGCGAGGGTGAGGCACCGACGCAAGCCGAGTTCACGCTTCCTCGCGACGAGGCGGTGGCCCTTCTCGGGAAGGCCTTGGTCGGCCTGGGCGGTCCGCTGAAGCACGACTATTGGATGCCTGGCGAGGCCGACTGCCCGAAGGACATCAAGGCCGGGAACGGCGAACTTCGCACGCTCCGGTGCAAGCGCTGCTGCCTCGACAATCCGCGCAGCCAAATCTGCACGCCAGGCTGACCAACAGGCGAAGGCGGCTTCGGCCGCCCCGCCACCCCATTCGCCCGATCACGGGCATCCCCTGGAGACCCACCATGAAACTCCCCACCTTCGCGGGGCTCGCCCTCGCATGTCTGAGCCTGGGCGCCTGCTCGACGCTCGCACCCTTGACCGGCAACCCCGTCGCTGACGCCAAGACGGTCGCCGCCAATGCTGCTGTGGCCAACAGCGCCCAACTGGATTCGCTGGGCACGCTGATCGACAAAATCAACACCGCCCTGCTCGATCACTGCAGCGGCTCGGTGAACCTGAACTTCGCCCCGCCGGCCCCTCCCGGTTTCACCGGCAACCTGCAATGCACCTCGACCGCGAGCCAAGGCGGCATGGTGCCCCTGGCCTCGATCCAGGCGCTGGCCAACGGCACCGCGACGCTCAGCACGACCGGCAAGAACTCGGCGTCGGGCTCGCTCACGGTGAGCACGCCCAACTCTCCCCTGAAGCAATAGGCCGCCCCATGGACACTCCCGAATCCACACTCACCGCCATGCTTGTCGATGGCGAAGCCCACACCGAACTCTTGCGGAAGATCGCCCTTGTCGGCGGTGATCTTCGGCGCAGCGTGGAGGCCCTGCTGGAGTCGCCAGAGGGTCGGGCGCTCCCGGCCGATGTAGCCGGTGATCTCGGCGCCAAGGCCATCGCCTTCCATGCGGCAGTGGCCGACCTGGCGCGGGACAAGGCTCAGCCGTGAAGCCTCTCTTCGAAAGCACCGTCATCGTCCTGCTGGTGGTGGCCGCCATGGGCCTGGCGGTGACCATCGGCGCCGCTATCGCGAGGGCGTGGCCATGAGCCTGTCCAACGCCGACCTGGCGGTGCTGGTGTTGATCGCAGGCGACGCCGATGTGATCGATGGCCAGCCTGGCGTCAGCTCCGGCGGCAACCCCGTGATGCCGCCGACCGGCGATCCAGCGATCAGCTACCTGACGGCCGCCCACTTCGAACCCCTGGCCCAGATCCGGGCCAACGACCTGTTCGCGGTGGACGCCGACAACCAGTACTACGGCCTGGTCTGCCGGTGCACGGCCGCGGTCGGGGCCCTGATGCCCGGAGACACCCTGATCGCCATCAGGGGCACGCTGAGCGCCATGGAGTGGCTGAACAACCTGGGGGCCATCTTTCCCGTGGCAAATCCCGAGGGCTTCGGCGGCAGCGTCGGCGGCGGCTTCCTGGGCGTGTTCGACAGCATGACGCTCTCGGACATGAGCGGCAAGCACATCGCAGGGAACTTCTGGGCGAACCTCGTCGGGCTCGCCAAGGGGTCAACGCGGCTGTTCCTGGTGGGCCACAGCCTCGGAGCGGCCTTGGCTGGGCTCATGGCCCCTCGGCTGCAACAGGCGCTCCTGGGCGTCCCCTGCGAGCTGATCCCGGCGTTCTTCGCACAGCCCAATATCGGGGCGTTCGGTTTTGGCGAAGGATTTCTGAAGTCGGTCCCGGCGTTCCATGCTGTGGCCTTCGAGGCAGACGTAGTGCCCCAAGTCCCCGGCTTCCCGTTCGAGCGCCTGAAGGCCGGCGGCCCGACCCAGAACGTGATCGCGCTGCCGAGGGGAGGGCCGGGCGCTCCGCCGGCGCCGGAGTTGGACTTCGTGACCAACCACGACCCCCACACCTATAGCGCGATGCTCCTCGCAACCTGAACGCCGCCGTCTCTCTCCAGCGGTGCGTAGAGCCCGGTCTGTCCCTTCGCGGGGATGGCCGGGCTTTTCTGCGTTTCAGGTCTTCGTCTTTTCCTTGGCTGCCTCTAGCGCCGCACTCATAGCGGTTTGCGCATGGACAGCCGGAGTCGCCTTGGCTGCCGGCTTGCCCCGCGTGGATTTCGCCAGGCCAGGGGGCCATTGGACCTCGGTGACGTAATCGGCGTGCCACTTCAGTTCGGCGGGAGGCTGGCTCTTCTCGCAGTGGATCAGCCGCACCTGCAGGCCCGCGATGCGCGCGTGCTTCATCGCTGGCACGCAGTCGGTGTCAGCGGTGATCAGCGTCACGCGATCGACAGAGCGCCGCTCCGAGAAGGTTGCCATGTCGAGGCCGATCCGCATGTCGACGCCCTTCTGTTCGAAGTCTGGCTCGAAGTCGGCGTCTGTGAGAGCCTTGGTCGCCACTGGTATCCGGCGGGGCTTGTAGCCGCGGAACTTGAGAACGCCACGCCGGATCGCAAACAGTTCTCGCGTGGCCAGCTCTTTCAGCCATCCATCGTTGGGCAGGAAGACCTTCGCAGCGCCGCTCACGGGCAACTGAACTGTTCCGGAATAGGGTGCGCAGTCGTAGTAGAGGATCCTGAACAGGTCTTCGTCCCCATGGACGCAGGCGTGGGCCACGGCCTCGATCAGATCATTGGAATAGTGGAGTCCCGCAGCCATGGACCTGGCTCGCAGGTGACCTCCGTCGATGAGCACTGCGGTTTTCATAGAAAACCCCCCGGTGTTGCCACCGGGGGGCTTCAGAAAGGTGCCCGCCTACGGGCGTAGCGGATATGAGCCGCAGATGTCGTGACCCGCGGCTCGAAGTCAATACGATTCGCCTGGTGAGGGTTCCGTTAATTCGTCGCAGAGCCCAGCCACGGCCCCTTGCTCGCATCCCATCCCGCAGCCTCGGCCGCTTCGATCTGACGGCGCTCTTCCTCCAGGTCCTCGCGCGATGGCGGCCACCGCTTCGACGGCTTGTACCTCCAGTCCTTCCAAGGGTGCTCACCGAAGACGGCTTTGCTCTCCTCTGGGGTGAACATGCGGTTTGAGGTCTGGGGCTCGGCGAGGGGTCGGACTTCGCCGTCGCCTACGATCTTGCCGACGATGGGGACGTGGCCGCCGGGGAAGCCGGGGATTTTGGGGTCGCTCAT